GGGGCCGTTCCGATCGGTGCTTGTGTGACTGGCGGGGGTATTTTTCTGAAAGTGGAACGGAGTTTTTACGGAACGCAACGCCGTTATTATTAGCATGTTGGAATATAAAAATCCAGCGAAAAACGGAACAGCCAGAAAGAGAAAGCGGGGAATAAGGAAAAGGAAAAATAGCATGCCAAGACGACCAACGGAAGACAGTTTGAAAGTGCGGGCTCTGGCGAAAGCTCACGGCAAAACGGAGCGCTGGGCCCGGAAACAGCGGGAAAAGAACACGCCCATGTGGCAAGAATTCTGTGAAGGGAAACAGGTGGCCAGCCCGGCAAAACGGGAAGACGCCCAGGAAAGAACGGATCTGGAAAAAGCAGAACTGATTTGCACGGAAGCCTGGGCCGCATGGCAAGGAATGAACGGATTGCTGAACGCGGCCCTGAAAGATCCCGGCAAGCAGGATATTATTCCGTCCCTGGCCCGCGCCACCAGGGAATCCCGGAAACAATGGGAAGACGCCACCAAGCACCGGGAAGCGCTATTGCGTGCGGCGGGATTGTGGATCCCGGTGGAACGGGTCATGGCAATCCGCACACACTTGAAACCGCTTGGATCCGTCATTGAAAAGCTGGAAGTGAACATTGCGGGCCGCCTGTCTCCGGAAAACCGGCATGAGTTTTACCAAGCCTTTGAAACCGCCATGCCGGAATGGAACACGGGAATACGAAAAATGGATGAATATATCACTAGCCTTTTGCCATGTTAGAAGATCTCCTATTTCAGCCGCGGGGGAGTGTGGTGGAATGGGTGGAACGGGAATTGAGGCTGCCGAGGGAAACCTCCCCAAACGCGCCGGGCCCCGTGTCCCTGGACCGTCAGCCTTACATGAGGGAACCGCTGGAATGCCTGCGTAATACCCGGATTGAACACTTGTATCTGGTTTGGGCAGCCCAAACCGGAAAAACAACGCTGGACCTCCTGGCCCTGGCCTATCTATTGGAACACGATCCCATGCCCTTGCTATGGGCCCTCCCATCCGATAATCTGGCCGCGCCCTTTTCCCGCAACCGCCTTCAGCCGTTTCTGAAAGCGAATCCCTGCCTTGCCCGGCATATCCTCCGGAATCCCGCATCTTTTGCCCCGCTGGAAATGACGCTGGACAATATGCCGATCTACATGACCGGCGTGACCAGCCCTGCCCGTCTGTCATCCCGGCCCATTGCTTACGTGATCCAAGACGAGGAAGCGAAATTTGAACATATCAACAAAAAAGAAGCGCATCCTTCCGCCCTGATCGAAGAACGTACAAAAGCCTTTCCGCGGCGGCTGATCATCCATAGCAGTACACCGAATGTTGAAGATGAACCCTACTGGCAGGGCTACAGCCTGACGGATTGCCGGGAATACTTCATGCCCTGTCCCCATTGCGGGATGTGGATCCGGTTTGAATTCAGCCGGGCAACGCTGGTTTGGGACGGGGACAGCCTGGAAGAAATTGAAGCCAGCGCCCGCTATGTCTGCCCGGATTGTTCACGGCCCATTTACGACGCCCAAAAAATAGACATGATGCAGGCGGGCGAATGGAGGGCCACCAATGAAGCCGCGCATCCGTCCCGGCGCGGGTATCATTTGAATTCGCTTTATTCCCCTTTCGTGTCCTTTGGTCAGTTTGCCCGTAAATTTGTAGAAAGTTCCCGCGCCCTTCTGGCGCAAATGGAATTACAGAACTTCCGGAATTCCTGGGAAGCCCTGCCTTACTCAAAATATCAGGTTAAAGTGAAAGATCAGGCTGTGGAAGCCCTGAAAACTTCCGCGTACCGTCGGGGAGAAATGCCCCCCGTGGAACCGCTGTACCTGGTGGCCGGCTATGATCCGGGGGAACTGCAAACGCATTGGGTTGTTTGCGCCGTGTCAGCCGGCGGGGAATTATGGGTTATCGATTGGGGAACCATCCTAAGTTTCCGGACGGAGGGAGGCCGGAAAGGCGTTGCCGCCCATTTCCCCGGATTGCTGTATCAGGCAGGGGATCATATCTTTCAGCCGGCGCTGGGATTAGTAGATTCCGGCTGGAGCGCGGAAGCGACCTATACGGAATGCGCCCTGATGCCCGGCCAGCTTTATCCAACAAAAGGATCCGCCGCGGGTTTTGGCGTCTGGAATCGCACGGATTTGAAAACGCATCCGGGCCTTGAACTGTACACCTATCAGGACCGGGCCGCAAAAATCGAACTATACGCCGAACGCATTGCACACGGACGCGGCCCTGGGCTGCACCTTCCGGGGAACGCGGATCCGGATCTGATCAGGGGATTGAGCGGGCAAGTACTAGAAGAGAAACCCGGCAGCCCCAGCCAATGGAAGAAAATTGCCGGAGACCACTATGGCGACTGCGTGAAGCTCTGCATGTTTTCCTGGTGGGTCCTGAAATCATCCGTCCCGGATCCCGAACCGGAAGAAGAGAGAGAAAGAGACGGCGGGGAATAAGGTATGAGCGGATTTTCTCAAGAAAGTTTAGATGCCCTGGCGGAGGCTTACAGCCTCCAGGAACTCAAGGCCAAAAGAAAGGAAGTAGCGGACAAGCTACTTGAACTTGACATGATCACATCCGCCAGCGGGGGCGGCGGCAGCAGTTACAGCCGGCAACAACGCATGGACGCGGAAAGCCTACTGGCCGCCCTGAACATGGCGATCAAGGCGAAGACGGGGCAATCTCCGAATCCGGGACAAAGCGTTACCATTGTAGGATTTAGGAATACAGATTATTGACATGAAACGACGCAAGAGAAAATACAAGTTACGCATGAACCGGGCAGATCTGGGCTCCATGCCGGAGGCCCTGAACCAGCCCCGCGCCCTGTCCCCTCAAATGTTCGGAGGCATCCAGGGCGCCCTGCCCTGGGCTAACGGCATGTTGTACTGGCCTACGCTGGATGACGCCTCCGAAATGGATGATTATGACCGTGCCGCCGTCATGAGGGCCGCCCGGTATCTGTACAAGAATTCCGGCGTCATCCGGAAGGCCGTCCGTGACATTTGGCTATTGCAGGGCTGCCTGATGCCTATTCCTACGACGCAAGACCGGGACTGGAACCGGAAAGCCCGCGCGGCCTTTCTGGCGCGGGTGGCCAGCCCCGCCGCTTTTGACGTTACGGGAAAATTATCCTGGAAAACCATGCAGGCATGGGCCGAAAGGAAAACCAGCATTGACGGCGATTGCCTGTGCGTTCTGGCCCGCGGCCTGGACGGCGGGGGAATGGTGGCCTGGTACAGCGCGCCGAAGATAATCACGCCGCCGGGCCTGGGTAAAGAAGACGGCTGGAACCAGGGGGTGAAAACAAACGCACAGGGGCGCCCGGTTGCTTATGGACTGGCAACGGCGCCGGGCCGCTGCATCGTCATCCCCGCCGGCTGTGCCATCCTGTATCAGCGGGATCCGGATCCGGCAGTCCCACGCGGGGAATCAGATCTAATCCACGCCATCCGGCACGGGGTGGATATTGCGGAAATACACGGCTTTACGAAAGCCAGCGTGAAACTGTCCGCCGCCGTGGGATTTGTCGAAACGAAAACGGAGGCAGACAAGGCCCCCGGAATGGCCGCCGCCATTGGGGGCAAAAAGAAACCGGGCTGTGACGAAAAACCGGAAAATCCGGCGCAATCCTTTGAAGTCGTCACCGGCGGCGGGGCCCGTGTAGTCAGCCTTGCCCCAGGGCGTGATCTGAAAGCCATTTATGACCAGCGGCCATCTCCCAATGTGGCCGCCTTCATCCGCGACTTGCTCGCGGAAATCGCCTACGGCGTGGGACTGGACGCGGAAGTCCTCTATGACATCAACACGTTAGGAAGCGCGGCGGCCCGGCTGATCCTGTCAAAATTGCGGCGCTGGATCGACGAACGGAAAGACGCGCGGGAAGTGTACATGAACCGGATTTACCGGCATGTCCTGGCCCTGGAAATGGAGGCGGGGCGCCTCCCCCGCTGTAAAGATCCCGCCTGGGAAAACGTGGCCTGGGTGGGTCAGCGTGATTTGACGATTGATTTAGGCCGTGAAGGGGGCCTGGCAATCAATCTGATCCGGGAAGGACTGGCTGACGCGGACCGCTGGACGCTCGCCACGGAGGGCATGACTGCGGAAAGCATTTTGGACCGCCGGGCGGATTTGTTGCGCCGGGCTCATGAAATTGCCGAATCCTCCGGCATCCCCATCACGGAACTTTTGCCTGGCGCCATCGGCTCCACACATGCGGCCCATGACGTGCACCCGGGGCCGCCTCCGGAAGACGATGAACCGGAAAATGCCGGCAACGGGGAAAAGAGCAAAAGAGACGGCGGGGAAAATATATAGGGAAACCTGTATCATATCATGAATAGAAAAAAAACATACCAGTTGCCCATGCTGACCATGCAAGCCGGAACCTCCGGCGCCGTGGCGGTCGTGGACGTTACCGGGGTTATTGGGTGGGATGACGCCCAATGCCTTGAATTTGCCGATAAGCTGAAAGCCGCCGCCAATCAGGGCGCGTCCAGCATCACCTTGCGCGTGAACTCGCCCGGCGGGGACGTTTTTTCCGCGTTGAGCATGTACGATGCCATCCGTTCATGCAAGATCCCTGTCCGGGCGGAAGTTCATGGCCTGGCCGCCAGCGCGGCAAGCCTGCTGTGCATGGCCGCCGATACGGTAGCTATGAGCGAAAGCGCTAAATTCATGGTACATCAGCCCTATGCGGGCGTTTGGGGGAACCCGGATGAAATCATGAATTATGCGGCCATGCTGATCAAAGAACGGGAACGCATGTTTGCCATCTATGGCGGAAAATGCGGAAAGTCCTGGGAACAGGTCAGCAATGACCATAAGGCAAGCGTCTATTACAGCGCCGCGGAAGCCATTGCTTACGGCTTTGTGGATGAAGTCATCCATGACGACGAAAGCGCCGGAAACGGTGAGGACGACGAAGAAGAAAACGCCGGAGACGAAGACGACGAATCCACAGCCACCGCGGAAACCGGCAACAATGACGAAGAAGACGACGAAAGCCCTACAGGGGAAGAAGGGGACGACGAAGACGAAGAAACCGCCCCGGCGGCAGGCATGACCGGAAGCCGCCTGAACCTGAAAAACGCCGCGGGGGGCATCTGCATGCGTATTTTTGGCCTTACGGGATCCGGGAAGAAAAAGGATCCCTTGAAAGCGCTGAAAATGCAGAACAGCCGCCTGGCTGCCATGAACAAGGGACTGAAGGCCCAAGTGGCGAAGCTGAAAGCCGCCCAGGATCAACAGGCGGCAATCACGGAACAACTGGTGGAAAAACAGGTTACGGCCAGATTGGCGTCCCTGAATATTCCCGCTTCCGATCTTCCGTCAGCCACGGAAACCGAAATGACCGCCCCGGCGCAAACGGTAGCCCTGCCCGCCAGCAGGGAAGAATTCATGTCTCTGACCGTGGATGACCGCCTTGCTGTCACGTCCGCCTATCCGGAGGCCGTGAAAAAATGGCTTTGAATGCGATTGAGATTCCTACGTCCCGGCCCGTCAGACCGGAGAATCAACCAAGAAAGAAATCATACGATGCCAACTCTTTACGGTACAACGCCGGAATTCGGGATCAAAAACAGCGAATCCGGGATCCTTGTCGAAAGCATGAATTTTGACGGGTCCATGGAGAAATACGAACAGAAGGATCATATGGGAAAAGTCATTGGTGTTTACATCATTGACGAAAAATTAAGCTTCAGCATGTCCGGAGCCCTCCCCCTGGGAGGGGATTATACGCTGACCATGGGAAGCACCCTCCTTTTGAATAATACCATTCCGCCCATTTGGAACAACACGCCCAAAGCCACAACGGTATTCATTGAGACTGTCAAGCGCAGCATGACCAACACGGGCCCCGTGAAACTGGACGTGAGTGGAACCGTTTATGCGTTCGGAAGCGCTTCTTCCGAAGAATAACAACATATTAACATTCAACTATTAGAAAACAAAAAAACATATGACTATCGCAAATAAAGGAAACAAGCCGTTTAATATGAAGGATCTGTTCCCGGTCACCAATTTGACCGACCAGAAGCCCAGCATGCACATGGCGGAAAACACGAACAGCATTGCCGGCCTGGGCTGGAAAACTGTTGCAAGCAAAAGCCTTGCCGCGGTAAGCGAGGTTTTTGCCCCGCTGGACCGTTATACAACGGACTACACGGACGAAATTGTGACTTTTGGGCCAGGACGGGCCGTCACGCTAACCATTGAAATTGCCAGGGAAGTAGGGGAAGCCCTCAAGAACCCGGAAGATTGGAACGTTTCAGCCGTCAAAACGGATGCCGTCAGCATTGAGTGCAACCGCTACAGCCGCCCGTTCCTGGTCACGTCCTATGACATGGCCGCCGGAAGCCGCCTGGAAGGGAAGCTGAACAAGGCTATTGAAACCGTAGCCAAGGCCGTCCTGAAGGACTTGCACACGCAGATCAAGACCGCCGCGCCGGAAGTAATTTCCGGCGTGACGCTGGAAAGCTTCACGCCGGAATACGTGGCAACCGTGCTTTCCGGACTGATCATCCCGGAAGTGTCCGCCCTGACGGTGAATCCCACCTACCACGCCAAGCTGACGCCTTATAACGCGGACAGCCTGAAATTGGAAACCGGCGTGTACGGGATTGGCGGCATTTACAAGGCTACCGGCCTGGAAGCCCTGTCTGACGATAAAAAAACCATTGGATATATGGGATATGAAAATGCCATCGGCATCATCAGCCGCCAGCCCTTGATTCCCACCGAAAACGGCGCCATTTTCGTTTCCGAACTGGGCAGCGTCGGAGGCATCAAGCTTTACCTGAAACAATGGGTTGTGCCTGGGATGGAAGGGGTTATGCACTCCGTAGAAGCCGCCGTGGGAACCGTCGTGGCCCTACCGGAAAATCTGCGGTTGTTGAGTACCGCCGCCGCGGCATCCGGAACCGCGTCCGAAAAAGACGCCGGAGAAGAAGACCCCGCGGCATAACCTGTCCGGTATTTGTTGAACTATGAGCCGCCGTCGGAACCGTGCAAACGTCCGGGCGGCGGCCCTTTTTCCGAAATTATCATCAATGAGTGTACGTGAGTTATTAACCGCCGGCGGGAATGACATGATCCGGGAATTGGGGGAACGTGTACGGCTGTTGCGCAAAGGGAACGTGTATGCGGATTGTTACGCCGTTGTTTCCCCCGCCGCCGTGGGGTACACCGTGGAAATTGGAGGCGCGGAAAAACAGGTTACGGCACATTGCATGTTGAGAGCTCATGACCTTCCCAAGCTTCCGCGGGCCGGGGACCGCCTCACCGTTTCCGCCCCGCTGGGGGATCAGCCGGTCATATATTATATTACCACGGTAACGAGCGGCAACACGGATCCTATGATCCACATGGATCTTGCATCATGAAAGTCCGTTCGGAATTCAACATGGCCGGCTTCACCCGGCTTTGCCGGGAACTGGAAGCCGGCGCCCAGGAAGCGGCCCATGAAGCCGCCCTGGACTATGGCCGGATTTTCACCAAAGCGGCTATTGACTGGACGCCGCCTTCAGGCGGGGGAAGAAACGGCGCCCGCGTCCAGGGAGCGGAAGCGAAAAACCGCCAGGAAACGCGGATCCGCTGGGATATTATGGGCTCTGAATTTGCCAAGCCCCGCTATTACCGTTCCCGCGGCCAACTGATGACTTATGACGACGGAGCGCACCATCTTTCCCCGTTCATGCTCGCGCGCCCTAAAGATCCCGTGCTGATTGTGGATCCGCGCACGCACTTGAAACGATTTGGGATGAAACGCGGGCGGAAGGGAATGAAGCTGAACTGGCACGGCCCGCGGGCCTGGACGACAAAACAGGCCCTGAACGCGGAATATAAACGGCGCCTGGCCCGCGTGGGGCGCATGGCCGCCGGATGGATGGCCGGAGCGGTATTGAGCGGACGGCAAACCGGCATCCCCGCCTGGGTGAAACGCCACGGAACCGGCGGCGGGCGGGCCCGGCTGGTGAACCGCCGTGGGAAGTGGGAAATAATCATTACCAATTCCACGGCCTACCACCCAAACATGAACTTTATTATCAATCAATTACTTGATGAAGTAGTGAAAGCCAAAATACGGAAGCGGGATGAAAAAGTGAAATCATGGCTGCTGAAAAAGGCGCAGTGCACCATGAGGGGATAACCTCAAACATATCATGAAATCATGATACCTATTTTCAAAGCAGGCGATCCTTTAAGCGCAGGAAAATTCAATGCGCTTGGTGACAGCATCCGCCACCTGTCAGAAAACGTCAGCACCGCAGGGGAAATGATGGTTCCGCAGCATTTTGACGCCCTGCCCCTGCCGGAAATGGATTTTGCGGTCCTGTACCGGAAAGACGACGCGGGGGCCTGGGGCTGGTGTTGCCACCAGGGGCGCGTAATTGTTAAAGGAAAAGAAAATGTTGTAGGGGAAAAAGAATGGACCCTGATTGCGGGCGATACCTATACCGGGGAAATCAAGCTTGTTGTCACGCTGGATGATGCCGGGGAATTTTCTTCCGGCGTGGTCCAGGAAGGAACCGCCACGGAAGGAAGTGGAACCTCCCTGGAATTTTCGTTGGCTACCATTGGGGAAGAACTTATTTGGAGACATGCCGGGGGACCTGTTTATATTATCCGCCCGGACGAAATTGTCATTAAAGCCGGGAAAGGAATTCAGGCGGAGGAAGACGAAGAAGACGGCGCAAACGGGAATAAAATAAAAACATGGAAGATCAGCGCCTTGATTGAAGACGCGAAAGAACCTTCCAGCGCGGACTGTTCGCTGATTTACGAAGAAAAGGAAGACGGCGGGAACACTGATGGAGATCCTTATAAGCTTAAATTGTTATGTTCTTCTGACGGGTCCGTCAACATTGAGGACAAAGAAGGGAAGCTGTCTTTATCCGCCCAAAAAGTGGAACCTGGGGATGGGCTGGAATGGAAAAAGGACAAGGACCAGGACGGGAATGACATTGATACGCAGATTTTACAGATCAGGATTGATTCAACGGCGGTAGATTCCAAAACGCCGGGGGAAAATGGAAAATGGCCGCTGTCTTTGTCAGTATCTCCGGAGGGTTTGGCCGGGGAACTTGATTTAACGGTAGATACCAGCGTTCATGATTTAGGTGGAGGCGCTAAGGTAGGATTGTCCACGGAGGCAGGGGCTCTTTCTCTTATAGTTACTCCTGGGGGCGACGCGGAAGAATTGAGTTTTCGCACCCCTTTGCGGAAAAATGGAAAATATGTGGTGCTGGATTATGAATCAAGTTGGTCTGATGCTGTCAACGGTGTGAAGGCAGGCTTGTTTATCCGGAATAATAAATTGGCTGTGGAGCTGTACGCGGAAACGGCGCCGGATGGCTCTGATAGTCTTATAAGCGATTCCTGGACCGCTCTTGTATGCGACAGCGACCATGCAATACGCCTGCACCGGGACGAAAACGGAAAAATCTATATCCAGCAGGGGGAATGGATTGTGACCTCCAAAATTTATTCACCGATAAATTAAATAAATGAACTACGCAATATTTTTATATCGAGACGATCACCAATGCTTGAAAATATGCATGGAACAAATACGGAGAATAGACCAGGCCGCCCAATTTTATTTATTTGATGACGCGGCGAAGCCTTTATTTCCGGCACAAGTCCCCACGGGGAACGATATATTTTACAAAATCACCTATTTTGCCCGCGGGGGGAACCTGAACGGCCTGGAATGCGTGCGCGGCATGCTGGGGTGCATGCTGGACATCCCAGGGGATGATCCGGTCATCAAGATTGACGCTGATACGCTGCTCATGGATCCGGCGGAAATCACGCGCAGCCTGAAAGACCGCGGAAAGGTGGCGGGAGGGATGCAATGCCGTGTTCCGCTTGCCTGGGCCGGCTGCTGCTACTGGATCACGCGGGCGGCCATCAAAGCCGCGCTGGAATTGCTGTCCCGGCGGGAATGGCCGGAAAATGCCCGTCAGGAATATCCGGAAGACCAGACCATTTCAAAAATTCTGTTATACCTGTACGGGTCCGCCGGGGTGGACGTGCTGGAATTCCGGGGCGGGCGGCGTCTGATTGGCGTCCGGACGTGTGATCCGCGCGATCTGGCGGAAATCGCCCGCCTGGCGCGCGGCGGCGTGTGCGCGGTGCATTGCGGGCAAATGGCGTTTTATCATCCTATTGTGGAGCGTGACGGAGGGACGATCCGGGAAGCGTGCGCGCGGATCATGGAAGCCGTGCTGGAAGGGAAGCTGAAAGAGAAAGAGGGGATATAGTTATATGCGTGAAATAACCAATACCACATCCATTGTTTCCGGCGATCTGCCCCAGGCGGAAGTGAACGGCCTGAAAGTCCGCCCTATCAGCCTGTCAAGCATGGCTATGCTGGAACTCCTGAATAACTCCTGCCTGACTCAACTGAACCGCCGCCGGGAAGGTCCATCGTTGGAAGACGGCGCGGAGCCTGCGGAAAATCCTCCGGAAAAAATGAGCATGTACGCCCTGGCGGAATTTGTCTGGATCCACGCGGCGCCGGAAGAAGACGTGGTGCGGCTGGTGGCCGGCGGCGGTTTTGACGATGCGGCAGCCATCCGCCGGGCCGTCCTGGCCTTTGCCGGAAAAGTGGGTTTTGGCGCGCTGGGGAAAATTGTGGAGGGCATGACGCGCGAAATGAACGCGATCATGTCTGCCCAGGCGGAGGGGATCAAGGATCCGGACGGGGCGCCCTCAAAAAACTAGCGGAGCCGGACGGGTGGGCGGGATTGATTATGATCATGGCCCGCGCGACCGGCTGGACGGAATACTATATCAAGCACATGCCGTTGAAAATCCTGCTCCAATACGTCCATGCGTGGCTGGTCCAGGAAGGCAATGCTACCCGCTGGGCCTATGCGGACCGGGCAAAACAACGTGCCATGCGTTCCCGGATTGCTGAAATCATCGAACAGGACAATTCATTTTTAGCTACTTATGGCGATTGAACAAGTACAGCGCAGTTATTGCGTAGTCAATAAAGGGAAAGGGGAACCTGTCTCCGGGGGCTATACGGAAGAAACCTGGGAAGGAACCTGGGCTGAAATGTGCGCCTATGCGGCCCGCCAATCAGCCGCCGGCGGGGATTTGTGGAATATCACAGCCACCGTTACCCGGAAAGCCGGGGATTTTGCGGAATGCCGGGTGCGCCGCCAGGCCATGGACGGGAAGGAAGAGGAAGAATTTGAAATGCCGGGAAGCACCCGTGAAAGTCCGCAGTATTCCCTTTCCGTGACTTGCGTGCCGCAGCCCATTTTAACGCACAAACTCGCGGAAAGCTATTCCGGGGAGAAGTTGGACGCCCTGAAAAGGCTGGTGAACGGGGGTTGCATGGGGACCAAGATTGACATATCGAAAGACGGGCAGCCGGTCACACAAAAGACCATTAGAAGCATTCTTGGGGATGATAACAGTAAATTGATTGAAAAGATAAAAAAGGGCATCACGAGCTTTTACAGCCCGCAAATTGTGCTGCAAGTCCGTTACAAAGTAACGGATCCCGGAACGATCAATTATCAGAAAGCCTGCACGATTGCCGCGCCGCCGGGGCCGTTTGAATCCCCCTCCGGAAAATTCAACTGGATGAGTATGGGAACGTCCGTGGAAGGATACGGGAAGGAATGGCAAGTAACTGATACATACATGCTTTCCGGTCCGGACGGCTGGGACGAAGACATCTACGACAAATAAACCATGAATACCGAAATTGTTGCACAAATTATTGCGGAGGCGCTTCAGGAACGCCCGGAATTCGCCGGCGTGCCTGTCTGGGAACCAACGGACGGCGAAAAGGAAGGGGACAAGGCCCTTCTGGTGAATGTAACTGGCGCGGATGAAATCATTTCCGGAAATTTCACCTACCAAATTTCCGGGGAAATCATGTACCGGCAACGGTACGCGGAAGCGGAGCCCGCCGCCCTGGTGCTGGACGTAACTGCCTTTTCCCGCGCCTGCGCGGAAGTCATGGCCGCGCTTGCCGGACGCCGGAACGGCCAGGACGCGCCCGCCGCCTGGGCAGTCCTGGGGGCGTCATCATCCCCCGCGCTTGCCGGCACATCGGAAACGTTCATGGTTTATAAGTGCAGTTACGAATTATTCATTCAATTTTAACAAATTATCAATATTATGCCGGATAAAAAAAACGAAGACGGCGGCGCCATCCTGACGCCGGAAGATTTTGACAGCACGCGCAACACGGAACTTGCCGCGTGCCTGATCACATTGGGGTTCCCCCTCCTGAACAACACGCCGGGCTTTTCCCGCGTGATTGGCGAAGGGATCGCCGGGCCCGGCGGGGCGGTCACCTGGTGGTTTGGGAAACGCAGCCGGGATGGGAAATACACCATGGGAGAAGTGCTTGCGCGCTGGGAAGACTGGGACTGGCTGAACGATCCGAACAACCTTGATCCTCTGGCCTATATCATCACAGGCTTTCACAACAAGCGGCGGCTGGTGGACGAAGTGAAAAAGCGGGAAGTCATGGTGCTTGTGCAATCCGGCGCCCGCCATGCCCTGTTTTCCAAAAACTGTTCCCGCGCCACCCTGGACCGGGTAGAGCGATTCATAGGATTTTAACCGTTGGAAGCAATGCCTGACGTAACTGTAACGCTGGGAGCGGATGCCGCTGAATTCAAGCAGGCATTGACGGAAATTCAAGAATCTGTGGATGCCCTGGCGAATTCCACCACAGCTAAAACGGCCCGGATTGGCCTTGCATTTTTCGGCGCGAAAGACATGGTTTCTACAGCGGGAGCCGCTATTGGCCGCGCTGTTCAAAAAGCCTTTGATTTTGTCGCGCCGTCTGCGGCCATCCAGCGCGTGGAACGTGAATTGACGGGCCTGACAGGCAGCGCGGATGAAGCAAAGCGCATCCTTGAAACCATCAATGACTGGGCCCTGACCTCCCAATATACCCCCACGGAAATGTTCAAAAACGCCGCCCAGTTAATCCGCGGCGGCATTTCCGAAAGTTTTGCACCTGATCTGGTCCGCCAGCTTGCCACGATCGCCCAGGGGGACCAAAGCAAAATGAATGCCCTGGTGGCCGCCATGGTCAAGGGTTCCGGGGGGCTGAAAGGTTTTAATTCTGAAATCATGGAGGCATTCAACGCCGCCCAGGTGGATCTGATGGGAGCCATGGAAAAAACGTCCGGACTTTCAGGCTATGCCCTCCAGGAGAAACTGAAAGAAGGAATTGGATTTGATGACGTGGCCGCCGCCATCCGGGAGCTTGCCAAGGAAGACGGCCCCCTGAAAGACGCGGAAAAGGAAGTGGGGAAAAGCTGGGAAGGGTTGCTAAAACGGGCGGAAAACGCCTGGGGCAACCTGCAGGAAAATTTTGGCGCCGGCTTGCTGGGGCCGTTAAGCGCCCTTTTGGAACAAGTGGACACCCGGCTGGTAAAATGGGAGGACGGGGCCACGGAATGGGGCCAAAAAACGGGAATTTTTTTGTTTCGGGCCGCGGATGCAGCCCTGGCGTTAGGCGAGGCGGCAGGGTATGCCCTGCCCCTCATTGTGGACAACGCAGATCATGTCTCTACGGCTGTACTAGGTATTGGGGTGGCGTTTCTCACGTCCCGGTCTCAAATGGTGGCCGCCATGGCGCAGACAAAGGGCAGCCTGACGTCCATGTCCTCCTGGGTATTGCTCGCCAAAGGCAGCTGGGCGGGATTGTGGAATGCCATCCGGACGGGCGCCGCCACGGCGGCGGGCGTGGTCCGCGCCGCAGCGGCGGGAATCGCGGCATCCGTCCGCGCGGCCATGGTCGCCATCAAGGGCGCCATTATTTCAACGGGGGTAGGTTTGGCCGTGGTGGCGATTGGTGAAGGGATCTCTTACATTTACCGGCAACTTTCCGGAGCGCCGGCAGCCCCCGCCGGCGGGGATAATGACCAGGAAGCCCGCACCCGTGCGGGCGATCGCGTAAGAAAAGGACAATTTCTTGATAATGAGTGGAGGGCGTATGAAGAAGGCATGAAAAATGCCAACACGGAAACGGATGTGGACGCCGTGGGGAACAGGATCTTGAACAATTTGCGCCGCGCGGAAGAAGAACTGGAATATGTCGCCAAGACCGCCGGCGAAGAATCGGAGGAATGGAAGGATCAGGCCGCCGTGGTGGGGAGCCTGACGGATCTTTACACCCTTTATCAATCGTCCCGTGAAGAAGCCCTGGCCCGGATCCGGGAACAGGCCGCCGCGGAAAAACGCCTGGCAGAACTCGCCAAGGAACGGGAAAAGGCGGAAAGGGAAGCGGAGCAGAACCGGAAGAAACTCCGGGAACTGGAAGCCTCCTGGATGAAAAGCGAATCTGACCGTACCTATAAGAAAAAGAGCCTCCGGGAACGCGGGGAATGGCTGGACCGGGAAGCCCGCGGCATGGGTTCCGAGCCCGGCATGGCCGGCATCACGTCCCGCATTGCCGAATTGTCCCGGCAGGAACCTACGGATGCCGTGATGAATCAAATTAAGGCCCTGGACGATTTGAGGAAAAAATATGCAGAACTGTCTGACGCCAGAAAAGATTATGAAAAAATGGAATCCGGGGCGCGCCGGAATCAGGAGTTAATGGCCGCGGAAATAGCGGGGCTTGATCAACGGGCGCAAAAGATCCGGGATGAAATAGCCCTGCGGGAAAAAACGAAAAGCTACCAGGACGCCGGCATGGATGAAAAGGACGCCGCTGAAATGGCCCGGCGCGACGTAGCGCTTGAACGGACCCAGACCAGGCAGAAATCCCTGGGAGACGGCCCCGGCCTGAATGACATTATCAAACAAAGCGGCGTTGAGGTAGGCAACGGCGGAAAGAGCCTGGGCCTGTCATCCTCGCTCCTGTCGGCAACGGAAAAGCAAACATTGACGTTGAAGGACATACAAAGGATTCTTGAAACCTGGAAGCCCGGCCAGATCGTCCTGGCCGAGTAAGGGCAAAAGAGACGGAGGGGATATAGTTATATGCAAGAGCCCGCTACATTCAATTTTTCCGCCACGGCACATGTTCCGGGGGAGCTGGTTTTGACGCTTGATCCGCCGGAGGAAGTGGATCTGGCCGGTTGCGCGGTCCGCGCCGCCGTTGCTATGTCCGGCGGCTGTGTCCGGCTGCTGGATTGCAGCGCCGTCAATCCCGAAAATATTGTTGCCATCAATTTTCCCGGACTTTCCGCCGGCTGGGCTTTTTATGACGTGTTCCTGACCTTCCCCGGAGGCGCGGAAATGCCGCTCCTGAAGGGGGAAATAGATATTGCCCAACGTGTCACGCCGGCGGATCCGCAACAACGGGCGGAATGGTACGTAACGGCCACCCTGCCCGGTGCGGAAACGGGCCGGGTGGAAATTATTTTGGCACAAGGCCCCCGTGGCCCCCAAGGGCGGCCAGGGGACAAGGGAGAACCGGGAACCCTGGAATCCAACGTTGGCGATGTGGACATTGGAGGGGCCCTGACCGCTGAATCGGCTACCATCAACGGGCCATTGATCGCCGGGAGGCCGGATGGCACCGTCAGCGGGGGGACTTGTAATCAGATTTACGGCATCACGAGATTTTGGCAGTCCCTTGATGTACGGAGTGGAGGTTGGTGGCGTGGAACAATGATGTATGAAACGGGCATGCTTAACATTGCCCAGGGGGCAAGCCTGAACTGTATTGGACCCGCCACTTTTGCAAGCACACTTAACGCTAATGGCGGCGTCAATATTCCGCTTGCCGTGGGGGCACCGACAGCCACGGGGGTGGTTAATCGCCTGTACGCGGCGGGCATGGCCGGAGTGACAGACATTTTTTCCCTTCATTTTTACCTTAATACGGGCAGTATTACAGCCACCGGGACGGCGCAAACTTCTGTTCTTGTCGCTGGGCTGTACGCGCGGGTGAACGTTCCTGCGAATACGCACAGCACGATCGTTTGTGCTTTTACAGGACCGGCCGGGCAATGGAATTATTCTAGTTTTGCGGGTTTTTCTATCCCCTGGCAATTAACGGGCGCGGGAAAGTTGACTATTGGCATAGGGAGGGGGAGCAAGGCGACGCGGAAAGATTTAACGCTGGATTCTTACAGTATCATCCCCGGAAATGATCTGGCCTACAATACCGGCGAAATTCTGGATATTACGTTTGACAATGAGCGCGATGCGGCGCGTGGCGGGTATGTCGTCCGCGTACGGGAAATATACGCAGCCGAGACCGCGCGGAAGTGGATGGTAAAGACCACAACCAGCTTTATCCCGGCGACGCAAAACGAGCCAATTCCCTATATTGTCAATAAAGTCATTTATCATCAATATGCCCCCCGATCGTACAATGCCGGGGATTATGGGGACGCCTATGGCTCATTGTATTTGATGACAGGCGGGGGAAGCAGTCAGCAACTTTGGAAGATTGCCGCGGTGCGCGGCGTGACCACCTTTGAAACGGGCACGGGATTTTCCACGCTTGTAACAGACATGACGGGAATTTCCGGTGGATCTGTCAGCGTGTTTGTTGGGGCGGCGGAGCGCACCAACTACCAGCCCGGCAACGTCAATCCGGTTTATTACGCTCTGGAAGCTTTGGCTGTCAATGCCATTGAATCCGAGGAAACGGCTGATTTTGTGGACATTAACATTCCCTTGTAATCATGAGTAACGCAGAAATACAGATACATTTTCCCCGGCCCGGCGAATGGGAAGAATTTACCTTGACGCCCATTTACCAGGCCGCGGGCGGTTATCGACCTCCGGCGCGCTTTACGCAGGACAATATACCCGTGGATCAAGCCCCGGCGATGCGGGCGGTAGTTGCCGCTCTGGTGGGGCTGGGTGAGGACTGGCAAGCGGGACAGGTTTGGGCGCGGTTGAAAGAGATTTGCGCCAGGCAGGGGGATGATCCTGTGCGGACGGTGGAAACCGTGGATTTGACCGTGGAGGCCGTCAACTCTCAAGGGGGCCGCCGGATTTTCACAGCCCGTGACTACCCCGAATTTACGGTTTCTTCACCCGCCGCCGTGGACTTTTTCAAATACTTCACAAAGCAAAACCATGAGTAAATTAAGTGACGAGCAAAAGCAGGCCGCCCTTGAGGCGGGGAAGCAGGGCATGAAAGATGCCTACGAAAAAAGCAAAACTAAAACCGGCCTGAAGTGGTGGGAACGCCTTTTGTGGGTAGTCCTGGCAGGTGCTGCCTATGCGGCTTCCGCTCTGCTGGGTGGCTGCGGCCATTCCGTTGACGTGACGCCGAAAAAGACGGTGGTATGCAAGGACGGTTCCTGCCTGGTGCTGGAGCCGGGGCATATCTCCTATTCCCAGGCCCAGCCGGAAACGGACGTTCCGCCCGTCGTTCAATCCCTGAAAAAGTGAAGCCATGACCGGATCTGTTGTCAACGCGGGCCTGCTGGGGGCTAATGCCCTGTCCGTGATTGCGTCCGTCACGTCAGGCAACCCGTTTTTGGAGTACATCCAGAACGGGGCGAGCGTGGCCGCGGTTATGGGAATTTTTCTGTGGCGGGAAATGAAACGGGCGGAACGTTATGAGCGGCTTTATGACGAAGAACGCAAAAAACGCATTGATGCGGAAAATAAATGTTCCGGCTGTGAGTTCGTCCGCAAGGCGCATGAAGAATTCCTGGACAACAGGGACTAGTTTCAACTGTAAAGTTTTTCTTACAAGTTCCAACCATTTAACAATTAAATAATTATATGATTATCAAAGAATATCAGGAATTCAAACCCGTTCAGCGAGCCCTGGGGCTGAAAGCGGATGGTTTGCCGGGGCCTAAAACGCTGGCCGCCGTAGCTCTGAAATTGCGCTGTCATGAAATATGGTCCGCGGTCCAGGCCGCCGTGAACGTGACGCCTGACGGCATCCCCGGCCCTGCCACGGCCCGCGGCATTGCCGCCGCCCTGGACATTGCCCTGCCCCGGTCCTGGCCTGACCAGGCAACCGTCCGTGCCGGTCTTTCCATTTTTGGCCGTGCAGGAGATGAAAACAACCTTGTTTCTATTGTCCCCCCTTATCCTTTATATTATGAGGGGCGGCCCGTGAAAACGATCCGCGTGCATCAGGCGATTGCCCAGGACGTTCAGGCGGCCCTGGCGGAAGTCCTGGCCGCGTATGGCCTGGACCGGATCCGCGCGCTTCACCTGGACCAGTATGGCGGATCCTACAATGACCGCAGCACGGCCGGAGGCAAAAGCAAGAGCATGCACGCCTGGGGGATTGCCCTGGACTTTGACCCGGAACGGAACAGTTATTCCTGCAAGGCCCCCCATGCCGGGCTTTCCCGCCCGGAGTGTGAAGAATGGTGGAGGATTTGGGAAGCCCATGGGGCCGTTTCCCTGGGCCGTGAACGGAATTATGACTGGATGCACCTTCAGTTCGCGCGGCTGTAAAACAGTAATCTTTTGAGCGTCAAAAAATTACAGAGTAAAAATATCTTGCGGAAAGTTCCGTTTTTCTGTATATTTGCCGTGCCGGGTTGGTCCCGGAACTAAGAAAGGAGGTGTAATATGTGATAATAGACTGGCATTCAATACAACGGCTGATTGAGCTTTTGATAGTTCTGTTCAGCTGACAAAAAAGGCCCCGGCTGTTCCAGCAGCCGGGGCCGATTGTTTAGAAGGTGAACATGTGATGTTCGGCAATCAATACGTCCTTACTATGCTCTTTTTGCCGGATTTGTCAAGCGTGCGGTTGTCATGCTGGCGCGGCTAATAATGCCGCTTTTTTTATCATCGTCAGGATATTTGAAACGTATATTTTTTGCTACGCTTCTTCCCGCGGGAATCCCATTTGACGGTGCGGCCGTCATTTAATTTGAATGTCTTCCCTCCGTAGGTTGAATTAAGAAGGAAGGAAAAGCGTTTGTTGGATGCCTGGGTGAGTTTGTAACGGGGTATCTTGCTTTCATGCCCGGTTTCGTCCGTTTCCGTCACGTATTCCGTACGTGCGTCAATAAGAGATTCAAATGAGTTGCGTTCAATGCAGATTTCTATGATTTCGTCCCATTTGATTTCTCCGTATGTTTCACCGGGCTTCAGGCGTGCCACCGCCGTTTGCACCAAGTCGCGCATGTCCTGAAGGTTTTGGTCTCCGCCTCCGTATATTTCATCAGGACGTTCCCCGAACGGATCGCCAATGCCAAGCAGGGAGACAATGCCCGCAATAATGGATGATGTGCGTTGAAACCCTGCTCTTGTTTTGTCCGGCATGGGCCGTTTTTGCTCTATCCAGTTGCGAACAAACGCATGCAGGCAGGCCAGCAGTTCTGCCCGGTTGCCGGAGTCCTGAATGGTTTCAAGGTCAATGACGCGCTGAACTGTCCGGTCCTGGGGATTGGATTCTGTCAAATTCAAGTCGCATATCAGCAGCCGGGAAGCAAGGTCTGTGTTCCACTCCAGGGAGTTTCCGGTGATGAAGACGGTGGCGCAGTTTTGCTTGGTAACAAGAGATTGCGTATGAAATGGGCGTATGTCTTGGGAGACGGAAGAAATGAAGGATTCTAAACAAGTAGATTGCAGCTTGCCGCGCAGGTTGTCAAAATAGACGTAGGGCGCGCGGGTGTTAAGGATGGTGTTCAAGACGCCCTGAAGCTTTTCGTCGTCATAATACCATGGATGTTTTGCGTTATTGTTGTACGTGATGCCGGTGGCAAGGTCTGCCAATAGTGATTTGCCGGATCTTTGAGAATTGGAGGTATAGACATAACCAAGTCGAGGTGAGGACAAAGGGAGCATGGCGGATGCGTACAGGGCGACGCAGGCGCAGGTATGGACCGCAAATGAGCGGGATGTGGCGGATGTGGCCCGTTCCTGGAGGTCAGAGGAAGACCAGTCCAGGAAGGGGAATTCTTTATGCCAGTTGCGCCAGATAAGCAAGGCTTGCTCCAACGGCATTTCCGTGTCGTAGTCCACGGCGGTTTTCAGGGTGTAGATCTTACTTTCCGGATCATAGCCGCGTTGGTTGAGGTGGTAGGAGCCATTAGGGAGCATGGCCGGGGTGATTTGGTCGTGGATTTTGATCAATTCCGGGATGGCCGTGAGGAATTCCATGGATGAAAGGGTGAGCTTTGCTAGCGGTTCCTTCATGGGCTGGTAAACGAGCGTTGAATCATCTTTGGAGCGGAAAGCGCACGGGCAGATATATTTTTCCGCGGCGGAAATGAAATTGTTGGGGTTAAGGTACACGGTTTTGCCGTCGTCTGTGATATACACAGGAGAGCCGGCCAGATTATAAATAGGGGCATTGGCGCGTTGGAGGGCTATGGCAACACGTTCGCACCATTGGGGGGTTGTCGTGCCATTTTTGGAGGGCATGGCAACTTTGATTCTTCCGTCCGGTGTAAGGTCGTCTCCGGCAGGGGCGGGGCCTGGTTGCTCCAGACCGGCCAGAAATTGCTGAAGATCCGCTCCGGAGGCGTTGGTTAGCAAATTTTGTAATTTGAGAATAAGTTCTTGGGGGGAAGTCATTTTTTGGGAGGGAGTAAGGGGGTGAGAGATTGGAGGGCAGCATTGAGGCCGTAGGTGGTGCAGGCTGCGGCGGCTTGCTGGATCAAGGGAACCGGCCATTCATCCGGCCGGGCAACGATTTCCGCGGCGCGGGTTGTCCAGTCCTGTTCTACGTTGCGGAGCGGAGTGGCGTAGAGTAAGGGGCGCAGGGTAGGGCGCGGGTTGAAATACAAAAGTTCCTGAAGTTTTTCCTGGCCGTTTACGGTGCGATAACAGCCGGGCAGCCGCGGCATGACAAGATGATTTGTGAGGGCCTGGATGTCTGCGCCAATGAGGGCTAAGGCGGGCTTTATCTGGTCCACATACCCGCGCCATTCTTCGTGTGTGGCTGCTTCCAGGCGGAAGAGTACATGCAGAGATCGGGATCCGGAGAAGGTGATGGAGACAATGGGGAGGGGTAGAGTAATGAGTGCCTGGAGCCATTGCTTCACGTCGTCCATTTGATCTGATTCCAGCAAGGCATGACGCCAGGTGAGGACGCATTCTGAAGAGCGGCGGCTTTTTTTCCCGTCCCTGACGCGGAAAAATCCGTCCACGGGCTGCCCCAGGAAGATAATGCCGTCCGGCGCGGCCGTGGGAATGTGTTTGGCCTGGTCTGGCCAGAGGCATTGACCTTGCGTTTTTCGGTCGGCAAAAATGATTGTTTTTTCACCGCGTGCCGTATCAAACAGGGCGCGTAAATACAGATCCGGCGTAACTATGGCCGGATCTGTGGCGGAGATGTTGGCGAGGAAATAGCGGGATAATACTGGAGCCCCTTTTTCCGCCAGGGTGGCAATGACGGAAGAATCAAGCTGCGGGACTGGCGGCGGCCCTGTGGGGGCCTTGGGTGGCGGGTTGTATTTGGCTGGTCCCTTGGCTATGCGTTTAGAGGGGGGCAAGGTAGTCGGTTCCGGTTTTTTGCGTCCTTGGGATTTGTCGGTGCCGTAGTTACCCTTGGGGCGGCGCGCCGCGTCTTCCAACTTGCGCCGGAGTTCCTTTTCATTCCAAGGCGGTTCGCACCGGGCGTTAAATGATAACAGGATAGGCCAGGCTTCATCCAAAGATAGATTGTAGTCGTTTACAAGGATGCGGCATGCGCGGAAGGTTGCCGCATGGCCGCCAGAACCGGAAACAGCCGGTTCCAGGGTATCAATATGTTTTTGTGCGCGGGAAATGGCGTCCATGGTCAAAGGTCAAGATTGAGTTCCGGGTGTTTGCGTGTGCGGTGGGCGGGGGTGTCCTGCTTCTTTTTCCTGCGGCGTTTCTTTTGGGCCTTCCGGCTGGTCCAGGAAACTTGTGCGAGCTTGTGCAGGGCGGTTTTACCGTATTTGTCGATAAGAGCTTGAGCTTGGGCGGGTGTTAAGGAGTCCAGGAAAGCGTTGCAGGCATGCGCCCGCATGGATGATGCGCTGATTGTGTCGCTGGTCAGCAGAGCGAGATCGGAATGAGACAAGTTTTTTACTGATTCCGGGCAGTATAGTTTGGCGAGTTTGTAAACATTCCGGGTGACGCGTTGCGGGTGGTAGCCGTTACGGAAGATGATAGTGAAAATTCCGATAAGGATATGTAGGCGGGCGTCCGCTATTTCTTCTTTCACCACGTCAAGCTGATGATGATTCAAACCGCATTCATAGAGTTCTTTTGAGAGTTCAGGGAGGATGGGAGCGGCATCAAAAGGCGCATTCCATTGTTCCTGCGTTTCGCCGTAGGCGTGCAGCAGGTAGTCCAGCCAATCGCCGTAAACGTGTATAACAGAGGGGCTGGAACTCATAATGCACCCTCCTTCCAAGATAAGGCTTGCTCCAAAAGTGGAACTAAAAACAAGATGTTTACTACATTTTTTACTACGCTAAAGGCGTAAAATGTTGAAAGTAAACATGGAGGCGGGAGCGGGAATCGAACCCGCGAGTTATTCCGGCATATATTCAGGGGGTATTTTGTCATGGTTTTACTAGGTTTTTTTATGTTTGTTGTTGATGGATTTACTACGCTGTACTACGTTGCTCCTATGGCATCCTACTACAAGCGCAAGGATAGTCCCTATTATTGGGTTGGCGTGATGCGTCCGGATGGGCGGCGGAAATACCGTGCGACAAAAATCAGGCATGACCAGCCTGGGGCCCTGCGGCGTATTCTGGAATATGTGCGCGGACTGGAGAAAGAGGAACAGATGGCCCGGAATGAAGATGGCCGCCAGTTGTTCAAGGCGTGGGTGCCGGCGTTCCTGGAAGAGTTTCAACGTGAAGGCACGCGCCGCCGTTATCAGGTGGCGTGGAGGCATTTGGATTTGTTTTTCAGGCTCCGGGATGTTCAGCATCCGGGGGAAGTGGATTATAACCTGTTGAAAGATTATGTGGCTTTCCGGACGGATGCGGCCATGGCTAAGGAGTACGGTTGGCGCGCGTGTACCCGCAATAGTGCCATTCTGGAGCTGAAGGTGCTGGGGCGCATCATGACGGAGGCGGTAAGGAAGGGCTATATTTTCGCAAACCCGTGTTATCACATGGGCTTGAGAAAAGACCCGGCGCGGGAGAAAAGGGAAATCACGAAAGAAGAAGAACGGCGCATTGCGGAAGCCTTGAAAGAAGCTCCGGAATGGATGCGGGATTCTTTCATGATTGCCATGAAGCAGGGATGCCGGCTGAAGGAAGTTCAGGTGCCCGTGGAACGGGTGGATCTGGAACATGATACTATCCGTTTTCTTGGCAAGGGGGGCCGGATGCACGAGGCCCCTTTGCATCGGGACATTAGGCCGATTGCGGAAAAGGCCATGCGGGAGGGGCGTTCCTCCCTGGTTAAGTTGCCGGGGAACGCAAGCAAGCAATGGTGCCAGTTTTTTGACGATTTGGGGATGCCTGATTTGAGTTTCCATTGTACGCGGGTAACGGTAGTGACCCGGCTGGCGCGCGCGGGCTTTTCTGAAGGGCAATGTATGCAATATGTAGGGCATGCGTCGGAGCTGGTACATGCGATTTACCGCAAACTGAAAGCGCGTGATGTGGCTCAATTAGGTGATGTTTTGTAGGCGTCAAGGTTGCGTTGCGGAATGCCGTGGGGGCCGGTAGGGCTTTTGCGTTCTTTGTACGGGCGGAATTCCGGGTTTGCTTTGAGCCATGCCAGGGCGTCTTTAATCAGGATGCGGCCGCCTGGGAACGGGCAGCCCCATTTTTTCATTGCGGAGGTGAAAGCCATGGTAACTCCAAGCGCGGCGGCAAGCTGGGTCTGGTTAAGCAGCCGCGGGGAGTTGCTCGGCAAGTTGCGGAGTTCTTCTTTTTCTTTTTGGGTCATTGGTGTGTGTGGGGGGGGTTAGAGGTGGATGATATAAGGGGTGATGGCCGTGCAGGGGAGGCCGTGGCGTTTGATGTGGGCGGCGTAGGGTGATGTTGGGATGTGGTGGCGGCAAAAGGTTCCGGAAGTCCGGTGGGTTTGCAAGTAACAGGTTTCCCCGTCCGTTCCGGATCGGCGGCTGATGACGCAGGCTCCTAAATTGAGGGGGGTGGCCGTTACTGTAGTGTCGGTAATGTCCGGATCGGCGGCATTGATTTTGTAGTCAATTTTCTGTTCCGGTGCCCATAGCTGGCAGTTTCCGCAGCATTGGCAAGAGGTGCCGTTGAAGTTGTCTTCAATGTAACTTGTTTCTATTTTGTAAACATACATAATTTTCTAATAAAAGGATATTTATGTTGATTTCTAGCGTGATGGAGTTCTTCATAAGAAAATTTCTTTTCCTTCCAGTTGTTTTAATATCTTATCCCTTCTTTTGCGGGCCACGTATAGATCTCGGGTACTGAGAAGTTTTTTTATGATTTTGTTTTCTTTTCCATTAGTGAGATATAGAACGATATGAAACCCGTCTTTGTCTAGCCAGAGGTTATAGTTGTAGTCATAGTCATGTATGGGTTTGGAGATAAGCCGGTAGTAGTTGTCGGTTTCTTTATTATGTTCTGTATTCATATTCTTTTATTTGTAAGATGTCTGTGATAGATAGATAAGTTTTGATGTGGCGTCGTTCGGAGTGTCGCCGTAAGCTTTTTGGGTTATCCATATTCCATTAAGACGGTAGGCGCGCCACTTCCGCGAACCTTCTTTTGTGATGAAAATTTTAGTTCCTTTGACTCTTAGAGCATCCTGTTTTTTTGAATAGGTATAGTCGTATTTGGTGGTCATTTTTTTCTTCTTTTCCGGTTGAGTATTTTTCTTTTAATTTCCTTCCAGTTGTTGCCGATGGAGCCGGTGCATATATCCTTGACTATGGAGCCGTCATACATTGCTTCAATGTGCATGGCGTCAATTTTTAAGTGGGCTTTCCATACGTTAAGGCCGTATTTCCTTCTTTTGGCCGGAGCTTTCATAGTGATATTTGATTAAGCGTTTAATCCTCAGGCAACGGATATTCCGGAAACATGATTATTTCCCCTTCATCTATTTGTTTATTTAGGCAACTTGCTTCCTTTTCGAGTGCTTTTATTTGTTCACGGATTCTTAAAAACCGCTGAATAGCAACATTATTTTCCGCTTCTTGCGGCGAGATGCGGAAGGCAATCTGTTTGGCCCTTTTTCCTGATTTGTCCATGCCGTCCTTGCGGATATTGAAAGTGTAAAAAGCACTCCATTTCCCTGTAGTGGTAACAGCGAAAAAATTTTTCATATAGGCGCAAACGACAATGCCAAAATCCCAATGTGCTTTCCCTTTCTTTTCGTAAGGCGATGATGAAGGCTCAACAAGGAAGCGTATCAGTTCGCCGTTTTTGACGTCGTCAAATTGTCTTGTCCTTTTCATGGGATTATTTAATTTCTTCAAGGTAGTCTAAAGCTCCTGCTATGCATTCCGCGGCCTCCGTCATGGAACAAATGGCATCTACAGATTTCTTTATGCGGCTGATCTTCTGTTCCGGAAGGTTAGCATGATACTCTTCTTCTTTCTCCATGATAGTTTCCAGTCGGGAATGAAGGTTCTGGAGTGCTTTATGCAGTTTTTTTATCTCTTTGCGGCGTTGTTTATTCATGTTTTTTCTTGGTGGGAGGTGGTTGTTGGTGGTAGGGTGTTTTTATGGATAACTTTGATGATTATATTGACTTAGTTTTAGTATCTGGAAGGCATATCATAGTAGGGTGGAATTCTATTGTTTCCGTTGAGTATGGGGGCGTGAAGGGAGAGCCTGTACGGATTTCTCTGATGAATGGTTTGGTGTTTGAGTTGAAGTCTGACCAATGGGATTTGCTGATGTTGAGGATTGATAAGGGATATTTGGAGTAAAGCGGGAATCCCAGTTCGTCAGAAGGGAAGAGGTTTGTTCCGGGGTGAGGTGATAGGCGGAGCGCAAAATGTGTTCTATGCGGTAGCGGGCCGCGTGGCCAGGTTCGTAAGTTGTTTTTTTGAGCCAGAGGGCCGCGCGGGTGTAGTTGTCTTCAGGGGCGTCCGTATTTTTTTCTTCCGGCGCGGTCCATAGGGGATCATAGGCAAGGTAAGTCGTGAAGCCTTTGCGGGCGGTGGCTATGATAAGACGCTCGGAATAGTAGCCCCCTTTGTGCTCTTCCAATATGGAGGGGGTGATGGCGTGGAATGTAAGGATTCCGTGTTCGGTGTAGTAGAGCCGGCAGGAATTGGTTTCTAGCAGGTGTTGATGGTGCGGTGTTCCTACAGGGAAAGGAATAGTCCGGATGATTGCCCGGTCTGTGAACTCTGCGAGATCCAACAAGGGATGAAGGGGAGTATTTTGCGTGGGGGTGTTCATGGTGGTTCCTTTTTTGTGTTCTGTACTCATATTTTTTTGATGGTTGGTTGTGGTTGTTAGGCGGCGGGGCGGTTGCGGCGATCACGCAGGAGAATGAGGCGGCCTATGAAGTCCGCAAAAGTGCGGGCGAGCATTTCCGGACTTGCACCGGGGTTAGCGGCGGCGTGCATGTCCATGAGGGCCGCGTGTTCCTCCGCAGTAAAGGGGAGATAGACTAGTTGGGTGGTCGTTTGATTCGGATTTGTATGAGATATATTACATTCCATGAATGATTGAATATAGATTTATTCACATTTAGTCAAGACGTAAATGTAATGTAATTCACATTTTTGCGTTTCTTGATTGACAAAATAAGAATTTTTCTACATGTTTTCGCCCATGAAGAATGATGAGGTCAAGCAGTGGCTGAAGAGCTGTGGCAAGAATGGCGTTTGGCTGGCAGCCCAGTTGGGCCGCACAACGGCCTCCATTTATAAATGGCTGAATGTTCCCGGCGCAGATGTGCCGCGCGCGCATGAGAAGCTGATTTCTTTGCTGATGGAGAAGGAAGCGGCGGCCCGTGTGGACCGGGAGAAGCATGAGGTGTGCTGCGGTTTTACGGAGGAAGAATTTTCCCGGTTGTCCGCGCATGCGGCGGTGCAGGGAATGACAGTGGAAGAATGGGCCTTGCATTTGTTGAGAGGCTTGACGTTTTTCCCGCGGGATGGGCGGGACAGTGAGTGACGCCGCAGGTGCGCGGCGTTATTCAGCTTTTTTTGATGGTTGGTTGTGGTTGAGGTCAGGCGGCGGGGCGGTTGAGGGTGGTGGTTTTTGATTTTGAATATTGGTCCAGGGCGTATGAGATGATTCCGTGGACCAGGTCTTTCACCGGGATATGGATGTGTTCAGCAATGCCTTCCAATGCCTGGAAGTCTTCTTCCTTCAGCCGGATGATGAGGTTGGTTTGTAATGATGTCGTAGCCATGGTTTTTGATTACAACAAAGTTGCTCGTCAGTCAAAATATTTTTACTCAAAAGTTGTCATTCGGGAAAATTGTTTGACCTGCCGTGCAATTTTGTTGTAGTGTCCGGGCATGGAAAAATTTAGAGATGAGCTGAAAAGTTGGATGAAAGAATCAGGAAAAAGCCGTGACTGGGTGGCTGAAAAATTGGGTGTTGGTAAAAGAACAGTAGATTCTTGGTTTTCCTATAAGCAGATTCCAGAAAAAAAGCAAAAGTTGCTCCGGGAATTGATGGAGAAAGAGCAACAACCGAAGCAGGTTGAGATCAGTATGGATTTTACGCCGGAACAACTGGAAATGATCCGTCAGGCTGCGGCGTTGAGGGGGGAAACTCCCGGAGAATGGTGTGAGCGGGCGATTAAGGCCTTAACTGCTGTGTCCGTAGCCCTGAATGATTATCACCGGTTAGGCGGGAAGGGAGGATAAAAAAGCCGTGCCTGGTGAGAGGCACGGCGGAAGGAAATGCAGATATATTATAGAACTTCTCTTAGTAGCTCTTCACGTTTTTTCCCCGATTCTATTTCCGCTTCTTCCCAAAATTCCTGTTCTGTGATGATAACAGTAGGAGAACCCGGTTCCATAGCATGGGCCAGTTTTCCGCCGATATTTCCGTGTTTGTAAGCTGTTGACCCTTCAGCGCACCATATCAGGAGGTCTGCTCTGGAGCTTTTACTTGATATTCCGCCGCCTAAATTTTCCACAATTTTTTCTAAATGTTTCCGTTGCGCATAAGGTGATTTCCCGGTGAATAGGCACCAAGTCCTTTTGAAAGCCGGCCAGTTTTTTGATTCATGGGAGGCGGTGCGTTGGCGAGATATCCATGATTCTGATTTTGCAAGAAGAGTATCAGAACCAAAAGGTTTAAGAAAAAGTAACATGCGGATTTTTCCTTTTCCTGTTTCTAAATAACTGGTCATGATTTCCCGCGCGGTTTTATAGGGTTGCCAAGTAGATATTTTTTCTGATTCAGGAGGCAAAAAAGAAATAAGACGGGAGATAAGTTCTGCGGTGATTGAAGATGAATAGCTGAGGGAAAACAAGTGTTTAGCAAGGTGATTCCATAAATGATTGTAATAAAGGAGTTTTTCTTTATCTCGGCTAATGGGATTTCTGTCTTGTATCATTTTAAGAGATAAATTCCAGAAATCATAAGGAGAGAGGTTTTGTTCTTTTATAGCCCATAAAACTTCTGAAGCACCTGGCTGTTTTTTTAATCTTTGAAGAGTTGGAAGCACTTCTGGAATATCATCTAGATTTGGAGAGAGATTTAACAAATCGCAAGCAAGCATATATCCTGTAAATTCAAACAGGCAAATATCTGTTTTGCGAGAACCGCAGTTGTGAATGAATAGGGGGTTATCTTCGCTGTCAGATAGCGTATATGAAATGGTTACCATGATTGCAGGATGGTTATTTTTTGACGATACAGACAAGAAGCTTGATGATGCTGGCAGCAACAAGCCACCCCATGGAAAGAAGAAGGGCAAGCAGGATAATAAGGCCAAATCCGGCCAGAGGTATGCGGGATATTTCCGGTACTGGATAAGTGCGGATGCCGGTGATAAGAGTTCCGATGAAGGTTAATACCGCAAAAAAGATGCAGACATTGGCCGTTCCGGTGGCAAGGGAAAGGGCGGATTCCTGTTCAGAGGCTTTATCCTTTCCCTTTTTGGAATTGGGGGCTGTCTGGCTGATGACGGTAGGAATAGCCGTGAAACTGTGCTGGCAGTGCGGGCAAATGCAGGGCTTGCCGACATAGTGATCCGGGCAGGTGATATTATTGTTACAGTTTGGACAAGTAGTGTTCATTGGTGAAATATCCTATATTTAGCTTAATTTTGAAGGTGCGGACAAGTTTTTTTTATAATGTTAGAATTGATGCTGGCCAAGCAGAGTGAAGGGGAAAACATAAAAAGCCCATGGCTGGAGCCATGGGCTTGCGGGAAAAAGCTGGTGTGACAAGTCAGATGAGGGCAAGATTGTTATCCTGCAACGCACTCTGAAGACGTTCCGCTTCCTTTGGAGTGAGGGGCGTCCGGTTTTTGATACGGGCATTCAGGGTACGTTGTTCCAAGCCAATGAGCCGGGCTATGGCCGATTTATTGAGCAGGGCGGAGGCGCGGGCCAGGCTTTCAATAGTAGGGGGAGGAAGGGGAATGGGGCGGTTGATGGCGCGGGCCGTTTCCAGCCAGTCCTGAATAGCGCGCTTGGCTTCCGCCAGGGCAGCTTCTTCCGTAGGGCCGTCCGCCATGCAGCCGGGAAGCTGGGGGACGGTGGCGATGAAAGAGGCATCTTCATCGCTCCATTCGATGTTGATCGTGTAGTGCGGGGTCATAGCGTTTTATGGAGGTTGTATTGGTTGATAATGGTTCTTATCTGTTTGAGCTGGTAGGGTTTGGCTTTTCCATTGGGGCCGGGTTGGATGTTAATAATCTCTGGGATCTTTTCATGCCAGGCGACCATATGGGAACCTCCAGTTTGCCTGAATTGAAAATGGAGATGGGAGAGCAATTTGGTTGCTTCTTCAAAAGTGACGTTCCCTGTTTTGTCAGGGTTCATGATTTTTTCCAGAAGCTTTTTCTTGCTGCTCATGTTTCGATATTACCTTTTTTAGAAAATCAAGCAAGGAAAATATTTCTCAATTTAGAAATATGAAGATTCCAGATAGGAGTTTGTTACGGATGAATGAGTTTGGATGACTCTCTGAAGCTGGCCTTTTTTCTCTTTCTGCTCAAATAGTTCTTGCCTTTTGGCTTCCGACGGTGTTTACTCCCTTGCGCAGTCCCTGCAAACCTAATGTCGCGTTCGTCTAGCGGTCCAGGACTCCCGCCTTTCACGCGGGCAACACGGGTTCGAGTCCCGTACGCGATGCCAGTTTCTCTATTCTTTCCGGCGTCATGAGCAGTTCATGACGCCTTTTTTTGTGTTCTTCCGCGTCGTTGCCGCGTGCCGTTCTTCCCTTTCTCCCGCCTTCTTCTCCTTGTCCGTTTTTAAGGCGTTTTCACACTTTCATTTTAGATTTGGGAAGCGTCGTTCCTGTCCGAGAACGGCGCGCTTTTGTGCGGATTGAAAGGGGGCGTGGGGTTTTGAAGAGTGCTTCGCAAGGAGGAACATGCCGGAGCGTGGGCAGATAACGGCGCGTTTTTGAAACGTGGCGCAGGATGACGGCGCAGGGAATAAGCGTTTGATGATAAGATGAATATGTATCTTATAGCGTACTTGCGTACTTATTACCGGATAATAACGGATAGAAGAATGATATATAAAAAAGATTCCGAAAAGAAAACACGGGGCAAGGGCGCGAACGGCACGCAGGCAAGGCCGGCATGGGGAAGGCAGGGCCGCCATGCGGGCGCATGATGGCAGGTGCCGGGTGGGCGGCAAGGAATCTTTTAATTGAGGGGCCCTGATCGCGGAGTTCGGCGGACACAGGGAAAGGCGGGAGTGTTCATGAAGGGATTTTTTTAGCGCACCATGAAGGGGAATGGTCATGTTTTTGTTCGCGTGGGTCTGCGGTTTTTTCGCAAAAGCGGACGGATGGCGGCGTTTTTTTCGTCTTCCGGGCGGCGGACGGGGGAAAGAGGCTGATTTGGAGGGCGTTTTTTCGTTTTTGAAAATTTCGCTTAATAGTAGAGGGAGCGAAGTTATGGGACAGAAGAGAGACAGAGTAAACGGCGCGCTGAAGAAGGCTTTCGCGGAGAAGAATGGAAAGTCTTTGCGTTGGGCGCAGATAGAAGCGGCCAAGGATTCCCCTGCATGGAGGGGTTTTCTGGCAGAGCAGTTTCCGCCGTCACCTGCGAAAGCGGACGGAGGCGGCGGAGAGGGCGCGCCCATGGGCGGCGCGTCCGATTTGGCGCGGGCAGGGGAGGCGAAGGAAAGCGCATGGCAGATTTTGAAGAGGATGGAAGAGCAACTGGAAACGGCCGCCCGGTCCGGTGACGTGGGGTTGATTGCGTCGTTCACCCGTGCCGTGCGCGAAGCGCGCGCGAATTGGGAGCGGGCCGGCCTGCATGAGCAGAGGCTTCAGGAGGCGGCCGGAAGTCTGGTGCCGGTCCATGTGTTTCACGAGATGCGGACGCGGGGCGTTGCGCCGCTGGCGGAGCTGATGGCGCAGCAGAGGGACTTTATTGGTTCCCGGCTGGAGGCGGCCGGACGGCCGCGTTTTTATGAAGCCTGGGACGAATGGGCGCGGGAGTGGAACAGGAAGATTGATGACCTGAACGCGGAAATAAACGGATTGTTGAATCATGTTTAGCAAGTTGAAGATACATGAGAAGCCGGGCGTGGTGGAGTGGGCGGAAAGATGCCTGGTCCTGCCGCGGGAGACTTCACCGAACGCGCCGGGGCGGTTTTCCACGGCGCGCATGCCGTATATGCGGGAACCGCTGGAAAGCATCAGGGAAGAGGGGTTGCAGCATATTTACTGGTGTTTCGGCACGCAGTCCGGCAAGACGGTTTCGCTGTTGATTGCGGCGGCGTATTTTATTGACAATGACCCCGCGCCCATGTTGTGGGCGTTGCCTACGGAAATTCTTGCCAGGTCGTTTTCACGGGCGCGGCTCCAGCCGCTTATATCCAAGAATGATGTGCTGGCGCGGCATAAGCGGCGTGACCCTGACGCCTTCACGGCGGCGGAAATGCGCCTGGATTCCATGGAACTTTACATGGTTGGGGTGTCGGAGCCGGGCAATTTGTCCAGCAGGCCCATTATGCGCTGCGTGATGGACGAGGAAGCGAAGTATAAGCATGAGAATAAGGAAGAAGCGCACCCGGTGGACCTGATTGAAGAGCGCGCGAAGGGCTTTCACCGGTATCAGATTCTGCATGCGTCCACGCCTTCTTCCGAAGATTCTTATTTCTGGCAGAATTTTATTACCACGGACATGCGGAAGTTTTATGTGCCGTGTCCGCGCTGCGGGGAAATGATGCCCCTGGAGTTTAGCCGGAATACGGTGCAATGGGAAAGGCGGGAGGATCTGGAAGGGGATGCGCTGGCGGATTGGGTGCAGGATCATACGTTTTACGTGTGCCCGCATTGCGAGGGCCGGGTGGAGGATTGGGAGAAGATTGGGATGATGGAAAAGGGGGAGTGGCGGCCGACGAATCCGAACGCCTCCCGCGCGCGGCGGGGGTATCACCTGAATTCCCTTTATTCCCCGTTTGTGACATGGGGGCAGACGGCGCGGAAGTTCATCGTGGCTCAAAATGACCTGTTCCGGCAGGTGGCCCTGCACAATTTCCGGAACGGCTGGGAGGCGTTGCCGTTTACGCAGTATGAAATCAAGGTGGGGGATGACAGTGTGCGGGGGCTGCGCGGTGTGTGCCGGCGCGGAGAGTTGCCGCGGCATTATTATTATATGGTAGTGGCCTATGACCCCGGCCAGAATCAAACTCACTGGGTGGCGCAGGCGATAGGGCGCGGCGGGGAAACATGGGTGGTTGATTGGGGGACCCTGCTGGGCATCAGCACGACGGACGCGACGCCGGGCATAGGGGCCCATTTTGAAAGCCTGGAGTGGGGCGGGGTGCGTCCTGATTTTGGGCTGATTGATTCCGGGGATTGGGCGCAGAAGGTTTATGACGAGTGTTATAAGTATTACGGCAAGCTATGGCCTACGAAGGGGAGCGGCGCGAATTTCGGAAGCTGGAATGTTAGCGAAGTGAAGTCGCATCCGGGGCTGGAGCTTTATTTGTACGTGGACCGCACCGCCAAAATGGAGCTTTACGCGGGGCGCATCCAGAAAGGGGCGGCTCCGGCCCTGCATTTGCCGGAAGATGCGGATCAGGATTTGCTGGCCGGATTGTCCGGGCAGCAGCTTGAGAAGCCAAGGGGCGGCGGCCTGGCGCAATGGCGGAAGCTGCCGAATGACCATTATGGAGACTGCGTAAAAATCGGGCAGGTGTCCTGGTGGGTGCGGCGCGGGGATTTTTACGCGGAAGAAATGAACGCGATTGAAGAAAGGAAGCAGAATGAGGGAGTACCGGAAGAATGACGTGCTGGAGAGGCTGAAGGCGGCTTTGGAAGCAGGGCTGTATAAGGCGCGGTTGCTGAAAAAGCATGGGCTGCCTCCGGATACGCCGGCGCGGCTGTTGGAGGGGGAATGGCTGCACCCTGAATGCGCGGGGCTGAATGCGGCGTGGAAAGATTTTTGGGACAAGCGGCAGGCGTTTTTCTGGACGTTGAAACAGTACCACGCGGAGCGGGGCCGGGAGGTTCCGGAATTGGTGAAGGTTCTTTTTGATGCGTTCGTAGAACGGTTGTCGCTGGCGTTTGATGAAGAGGCGTTGAGGTCGGCTTTTCAGGATGTGCTGGAACAGGTGGAACAGTCTGTTACGGATGATGTGCAAATGGAGTTTTATTTTTAGTGCGGGTTTTCCCGGTGGTGTGGTATAGTCCGGGCCGTTGACGGCAGGGAAGGGCCCTGCCGTAACGCTTAACCCCTAAATAGAAAGGTTTATATGCTCTATGTAAACCCCCTGTTGCTTGAGTGGCTTGGGCAGGTGCTTGTGCTCCTGATTGGCTAGTCAAGCCCTCCCTCCCGAGTGCAAGCGGGAGGGAGGAAAAAGGGGTTGACGTTTTTCTTATATATGCTATAGGAGAATCAGCAGGGATTATAGAGCATCCCGCCTTTCTAAATAAACCCCGCGCCGTTGCACCGGTGCGGGGCTTTTTTTGTGGAAGATTTTTCAGGAGATCCCGAACCAGGCGGACCGGTTTGATGCGGATGGTGTTCAACTGGAGAGCGGGGAAGAGTGTTATTCTCCGTTTCTCTTAAGCTCTTTTAAGAAAGCTTCGTGTTCATCCGAAATGACTTCAAACGTGTTGTTGGTTGGTTTGACCCTACTGACATTTATTTGATCATCATAAGAAATTTCATCGCTATAGGTGATTTTTATACCATTTTTTTCTCCTAAAGTAAGAGCGTTGATGCGTGATTGCGTCAATCCTTCAGGATAAGGGCAGTGCATCCCCAACATAACGCTTTTTATATACAGATTGAATCCTCTGATGAATACTAAACTATCTTCTACTTCTGCGGGAAATGAAGTTGGGATAATAATGCGTTGTTCTTTTTCATATGTCCAAGATTCATTTTTTGTAATAAAAATAGGGTTTATTTTGAATTCTATTTGATCTCCAGATGTAGTATATCCTGATAAAATTCCATCGAATTTGGCACGTTCGTTCTGATAGTCAATATCCCATAGTATAACATAATTAGTTATTTCTTTTGTTTTTGGATTTTGTTTCGAAAAAAAATAGTCTCCTTCATGTTCTACCATCAATCGCCTATATATATAGGGATGCTCTTCTTTAGGATCTGATATTCTATTATAACTTTTTTGTTCCGGGAGCGAGGGAAATCTGAAATGCACACAGCATCCTTTATGGTTATCAGCATAGTGTGCCCACATGGTGGGTGATTTATAGGTTTTGGTAAAGCTCAGGAAGCCGTATTCCTTACGCAAATGATTGCTATCGAAAGAGGTATATCCGTCTGGCAATTTTGTTGGCGGGGCTGACATGAATTCGAATGGATCATTGCATTCTTCCGGGAAAAGGACTTTGAGGCGCCCCTTTTCCAATGTTTTAATCATGTTCTCATAGGACATGAAGATGTAGGCATCAATGTATTTTATATTCTCTCCTGTCATGGGAATATATGGAAAGATATGTGAGAAAGGAAGTCAATGACATTCGGGCGTTGTGGCGGATGATAGCGGGTTTTGAAAAAGCTCCTGAAGGGTATGAACCCTATTGTACAGGCTTATGTGGAAAATTATGATTTGCCGGATTTGCAGGGAATGCTGCGGGAAAAGCTGGCGATTCTGGAAGGGCGCAAGGAAATAACCGGGGCCTCCACAGGCGGCGGAACGTCCTACACCGCGCAGGAGACCATGAATTTAAAGGACCATATAGCCTGCTTGCAGGAGGCAATCACGGTCAAGAAGATGGAGGAAGGGGATTTTTCCGGCCTGGCCGCCGCGGATGACGGCGTGCGGGAAGTGCGGTTTGACCATACCATAACACGCTTTTGACCATGGGCAGGAACAGAAGGAAGGTGTATGCCGGGGCGCGCCGCGGTCATGGCGCGCGGGTGAAGATGAACCGGGAACCGGAAACGGCGCGGAGGGAGATGTGGGGAGGGTATGCGGCCGCGTTGCAGTTCGGAGGCTCCAGCGTGTTATACTGGCCTACGCTGGACAGCCGGTTTGAAGTGGATTCCTGGACGCTGGACCGGGTTTGGCGGAATGCGCGGAATCTGGAAGCGAATTCCGGGCTTGCCGGGAAGGCCGTGGCGGATGTGGTGGAGTTGCTGGGCTGGCTGGTGCCCCATGCCTGCACGGCGGATGAAGACTGGAATCATGAGGCGGACCAGATTTTTATGAATCGGGCCGTGAATCCGGAATTGTTTGACGCCCGCGGAGAGCTGAATTTTTTTACGGCGCAGATATGGAGCGAGCGGCAGCGCGTGATTGACGGCGATATGCTGACGGTACTGACCAGCGGGCCGGATGACGGCGGGGCGTTCGCGTTTTACGAGGCTCCGCAAGTGCAATCTCCGGCTGATGGGGGGCAGGCGTGGAATTGCGGCGTGATGCGGGATAAAAACGGGAGGACGGCGGCTTACGGGCTGCGGCATCCGGACAAGGGGGAGGTGACGGTGATTCCGGCCCGTGATGCTATTTTGTACCGGCACAACATGGGCGGAGGGAAGCCGCGCGGCCTGTCCGATTTGCACCGCGCTATCCGGAATTTGCATGATGAGGCGGATATTGTGGGGTATGTCAAGCAGTCTGCCAAGCTGGCCGCCTCCGTTGGGCTGGTAGAAACGGGGGACGCGGAGAAACGGCCGGGCATGGGGACCGTGGGCAAGGTGTCCGTGGGGCCGGACGGGCGCAGGGTGGAGCAGGTGTTAGGGGGGCCTACTGTCCACCAGCTTCCGCCCGGCCGGGATTTGAAGGTGCTGACGGATAACAGGCCGTCTCCTAATGTGATGGCGTTGCTGAAGCATTTGATGGATGAGGTGGCTTATGGCATCGGGCTTTCTCCGGCGTTGCTGTGGGAGCCTGACAAGTTGGGAAGCGGCGGCATCCGGTTTGTGATGCAGAAGCTGAAGCGTTGGCTGAAAATCAGGCATGCCTACAGGCAAATGTGGTGCGTGCGGGTGTGGCGTTTCATGCTGGCGCGGGAAATGGCCCTGGGACGGCTGCGCTTGTGCCGGGATCCGCATTGGGTGCGGTGCCTGTGGACGCCCATGAGCGACATGACTATTGACCTGGGCCGGGAAGGGAATCTGATGATTAACCTGGTGGATTCCGCTCTGGCGGATCAGGATGGCTGGTGCCTTGCCAATTACGGATGCACGTTTGAGGAAATCGTGAATAACAAGATACGGAATTTGAAGATGGCTAAAGAAGCCTGCGCCCGGAACGGACTGACCCTGCAAGAGGTGATTCCGGGAGCGAACCGCGGCGGGGTAGCCGCGGCGGCGGAGAAACCGGAAGATGAAGAGCCGGGAACGGGCGGCGGGGAAGAGGAAGATGGCTTGCATCCCCATGAATAGCAATTTTGAAAAAGCTCCTGAAGGGTACAGAACAGTAATAAGTGATGAATAAGATTGTTTTTGCGCAGATGGCGGCACGGCTGGAAGGCGGTGCCGGTGAACAGAAAAAAACGGGCATGCTTGCCTTTTCCCGCATCATGGAGGCGGAAGAGAAGGTAGGGGTGGCTACCATTTCCGGTTATATCGGTTACGGCAATGCCACGGTTGACGAATTTACGAAGCACCTTGAAGAGCTGAAGGCGGAGGGGTGCACGAAGTTTGAAGTCATCCTGAATTCCATGGGCGGCAATTTGTTTGAGGCGTCCGGGATTTACGACATTATCAAGGGGTGCGGGATGGAGGTGACGGCCAAAATTTACGGGGTAGCCGCTTCCGCCGCGACGCTGATTGCCTGTGCGGCGGGCCGTGTGCTGATTTCGGAAAATTCCCGTTATATGGTCCACCGGGCGCGCGGGTGCGCGGTGGGGACGGTGGAAGAGATTGAGGCTTACGCGGCGGATCTGAAGGACGCGGAAGGGCAAGTGACAGGCATTTACGCGGGGCGTACCGGAAAGAGCCCGGAAGACGTGCTGGCCGTGCTGAACGCGGAGACGTGGATGAACGCGGAAACGGCCGTGAAGGAAGGCTGGTGTGACGAAGTGATTTCTCCGTCCGCTGCGGAGTCCGGCCAAAAGGAAACGGCCGCGCCGGGGAAAGAAGAGGACGGCGGCGGGGAAGAGGAAGACCCTGACGAAGAAGAGAAGGGAGGGCCGCCGCAGAATTACACGGTATTGCGCCGCATGATGGCCGCCGTGGGGCTTGCCGGGAAAAACAGCGTGGAGGAACTGGAACGGGAAGTTGCCCGGCTGGTGGCCGAAAACGAAAGGCTGGCGGCGGAAAATGACGGGTTCCGGGGCATGCAGGGGCAGCAGGCGCGCGTGATGGAGGCGCACGAGCGGGAATTTGAGCAACGCGTGAAGGAGGCCGTTGTGCGGGAAATGGCGGTTATGGGGGTTGCTCCGGTAGGGTTGCCGCCCGCGGAGGGAGCCACGGAAGAGCACGGAAAGAAAGAACCTGCCATGACGAACGAAAAGCTGAGGGAGATGGCCGCGCAGGATGCGCTGGAATGGATTATGGGGCATCCGCAGGAGGCCGCGCGGCTGGCGGAGCAGCCGGGGAAATAGCATCTTGGCCGCCATAGATAGATTTTTACTAACAAAACGCAAACATAAATAAAATATGAACAAGAAAACATTGATGAACATCCCGCGGAATGCCGTGATGGAAGGAAATGATGTCGCCGCTCTGAACTGGACCATTGTTTCACAGGCGGCTATTGCCACCCTGGAGGAAGAATTGGCTTCAATCAGCCGGTTTTCTCTGGATGTCTCCGGCGAATTCAAGACGGACGGCGATTCCGTCAAGGTGGAAGTGATTGACGGAGCCGGGGAGGCGTTGAAAAATACGGAAGACTGGAATCAAAGCGAGCTGAAAACCAGCTCCGTTTCCGTGACGCTGAACCGTTATTCCCGGCCGGCTGGCCTGTCCTATAAGGAAAGGAAAAGCGGGGTGCAGCTTGCGAATAAAGTGCAAACGCTTGTGCGGACGGTCGCCAAAGCGTTTTGGAAGGACCTGATGGCCGCCATAGCCGATTCCGGGGCGGAAGTGGTGAATATTGGCCCGCGGGCCGGGTTCAAGCCGGAAATGATGGCGGATGTGATTTGGCCGTCCATGACTAATGGCGCGGATGCCGTTTATTTGGACCGGATGTATTATTCCAGGCTGATTCCCACGAATGCGCTTGCTCTTAACCTGGCGGACGGGGCTTATTCCATTCCGGGGGGAATTCACTACGTGGAAGGGGTGAACGTGCTTGCCGGGAATGCCGGGGTTGGTTTTGCGACGCGACCGGACGCGCTGGCCGTTGCCGTCCGTCTTCCGAATATTGACCCGAAGCTGAATTTGGAAACGCAGGTGGTGGAATCTCCTAAGCTGGGGATTTCCCTGCTGCTGAAGTGCTGGCCTGACCAGGGGACGGAAACGGTTTACATTTCCGCGGAGCTTTTGGCCGGCGTGGCGGTGGGCAATAAGAACCATTTGCGACAGCTTTCCGGCGCAGCTCCGGAGACGGAGGCGGAAGGTGGAAGCGTTGAGGACGGCGGCGGGGAAGAAACAGGGCCGACTGAAGAGGAAGGGGCCTGACGGGTTTTTGGCGGAATCATAGGTAAAAGAGAGCAAAGGACCGGCGCGCGGGGTGTCAATTCCGTGCGCCGGTTTTTGTTGAACGGATATGAGCTTATCAGGAGAAATAAAAAAATTGCTGGACCTTGGGGATCATGAGCAGGAAGAAGCCTGGGGGGAGCGCGTGACGGTGGACGGCCAGGAATGCCGGGGCGTTTTTGCGCCGCTGGAAGGCTGGTATGAGGTGGAGCTTGGAGGCCGGGTGTGCAAGGTGCAAACGTCCCTGCGCGTGCGGCGGAAGGCGTTGAAGGGCGTTCCCGCGGCCGGGCGGAAGGTGGTGGCGGTCCGAAGCGGTAGGGCCTTCCGCATTGCGCGGGTGCGTGACTGGGCCGGAGACGTGGCCCTGGTGCTGGAGTTGTCCGAAGTATAGCCGGAAGGGGGGCGAATGGCGCAAGTCAGGTATAAAGTGGATATTTCCCGCGTGCTGAAAAGGCTGGCGGAGGTGAAGAAGGTGGGGGCTGACGGCATCAGGGAATTGACCCTTGAATATGCCAAGAGGGCCGCAAGCAAGGCCATACGCACCACGCCGCCGAACAGCCTGAAGAATGGCGGAAACGGAAAAAGAGCGTTGGAGGAACATATTGCGCGGGATATTGGCGGGGATCCGTTGGAAACGGATGTGAGGATGAAGCGCGGTGAGGATGGAAGGCCGGTGCCCTATGCTTACCCCCGGAAGAAGCGCGGCGGGGTGTTGCTGGGGGTGCGCGGGAAAAAGTTTAAGGGCATGGCCACCGTTTCCGCGGATGCGTTTTTGCGGAGCCATACCCTGCTGAAAATGGGCCGGAAAAGCAGCGTGCGCGTGCTGAAGGGCGGCGGCCTGATGTCTCCGGGAGTGGCGCAGGCGGGAGACGTGCGAAGGGCTTTGGCGGAGCGGCGGCGGCACGTGGGGAGGATGGCGGCCGGGTGGCTGCGGGGCGCGCAGGTGGCCGGGCTGAAGAAGGTGCCCGCGTGGATCGCGCGGCACGCCTCCCATTATGACGGCGCGGCTTCTTTGACGGTTCAGGGCGGCCGGGTGCGGTTTGAGATGGAGAATTGCCCGGAATATCCTGACCGGGGGCAGCTTTCCCGCGTGGCGGCGTATGCGCTGAATTCTGCGGGCCGGGATATGCGGAAGGTAATCAAGGGGTATGTGGCCAAGTTGAAAAAGGAGCTTAATTCATGATGACACAGGCAGATTGTTTGATTAAGGCGGTGATTGCGTGCCTGGAGGCGCGTTTTCAGGAAGACAGGGGGAACACGGAACGGGGGATTCCGGACGGGTTCCCGGTGCCGTTGAAGATGGCGGTGGACGAAGACCGGGAAGGGAAGGAATATGCGTTGTTCCAGGCGGCGGAAATGGAGGAAATTGTGGCCGGGTACTGTACGTATCACGCCGGAATATCCGTGGATTTGCATTTGGACGCCAATGACCGGACGGCGGATGAAATACGGATGTTGCAGGCGTGGATGGAAGAGCGGCTGAAGGAAGTGGACCGCGCCGGGCTGAATGCCGTGGAGAGCCCGCGGCCCTATCGGAATTTCCTGGTCATAGGCAAGGTAAGGCTGGGGCCCGCGCAGGATGCGGCGGCGGAGGAAGGCGCGTTTGCGGTGACTTGGAAAATGACGGTGCCCGTGCAGTTTTGAAAAAGCTCCTGAATGGTAGATAGATGAACTCTAACACGAAAGGAAATAGATTATATGCCTGCACATATTGGAGACGTGCCCAAATACGGTATTGATTCGCCGGAACAGGGTATTTTTGTTGAGTCGATCGACTTTGACGGCCAACAGGAAATTTATGAACAGAAAAACAATGTTGGGAAAAAGTGTGGTTTGGTGATTGTAGATGAAGAACTTTCTTTTTCCATGTCCGGCGCGGTTTTATCAACCGGCTCTTCATCTTTGAAGATGGGGGGGACGCTGGCGCTTGCCAATGAAATTCCGCAGATTTGGCACACCCCTCCCACCGGAACCACGGTCTTCCTGAAGGGGGTGAAGCGCAGTTTGAAGAACACGGACGCGCAGAAGATGGACGTGAGCGGCACTGTTTACGGGTTCGGGTCGTCTTCGGCTGTCTGAAGCTTGAATAAAAAAGTTAGATAGTAAGATTGATGAATGCCGCAGACAATAAAAAACTGGAAAGTGATGTGGTAGTTTTTACCGAAAACGCCTCCAGATACGAAACGGAAAACACCATGCTTGCCGCGTTGCTGCTGACGCTGGGAGTAAACATGAAATGCACGTCCGGAAGCGTGCTGATAGGCAGCGGCGCGCGCCTTTCCGCGCCGGGCGGGGTGATTACCTGGCAATTTGAGCCGAAAAGCGAAGATGGAAGGTTTAGGACGGAGGAAGTAATCAAGCTTTTCGGGGATAAGAATTGGCTGACTGACCCGGAAAATGAAAGCCCGCTGGCTTACGTGGCGTGCGCGTTCCATAATTACAAGCGGCTGCTGGATTTTGTGAAAAGCCAGGTGCCGCTTGCCGTCATCCGCAAGGGGAAAAGGAAGGCCCTGGTGCGGTTGGATGCGGATCCGTATTGGCAGGGCGTGGCGGAGGGTTTTCTTGGCGGCCGGCCTTTAATCTAACTTAATTGACAACCAAAAAAGCAAGAAAGATGGAACTACAGGAACATGAAAGGCGCGCCCTGACGGAAGCGGCGTTGATCGGGGGAAATGAATTCCGCTGGAAGAGCTACCGGCTGCGGTGTATGACCCTGGGGAGCATGCTGCAGTTGCAGCGCATCGGGAATCCTTACAGCCGCTTGGGGGAAATTAACCTGGGCCCAGATGAAAACGGGCGGCATCCGTCCATGTGGGAAGCCCTGGGCGTAACCGACAAGGCGCAAATTGTCTATTATCTGGCGGAATTCCTGTGGGTCCACATGGGAAACCGGGAGGAAGTCAGGGAAGGGGTTTTTGCGCCGGAGGAAGACCGGCGCGCCCTGGTGGAAGCGGCTGCTATGAACATTCCCGGCCGGGATTTGGTGGAACTGGAATGCGCCGTGCTGGGGGATATAGAAGTGATTCAGGCGGGCATGGTGAATCCGGAGCCGGAAGGGGAGGATGAAGAGGACCCTTTAGGGCGTGGCCGTCCTGGGGCGCGGCCATGCTGATGACGGTGGCGCGTGCCACGGGCTGGCCGGAGCGGGAAATTCTGTGGGAAATTCCGCTGGCGCGGCTGGTGCAGTACGTGCATGCGGTCTGGAGCTATGACGCGACGCCGTGCCGGTGGAGCTGCTACACGGAACCCTCCGGGCATGTGGGGGACGTGCTGGAGCAGGCCCGGGAAGCGTGGAGAAAACAGGTGGAGGGGCTGGAGTGATCCGGCCTCTTCATTTTTTGTGGCAGATGAGCCAGAAAATAAGGATGGGAATAAGGATGATAGCCCAGCTTGCCGGATCTGTCAGTATTTCCAGAAGAGGCAGGAAGAAGCCAAGAAGGAAAATGATTCCGATAATGAAGATGATCACAAGACCTGTTTTTTGTAACAGATACAGCAAGATTTCCATGATGGAGGAAAACACGAAATCCATTTAATTATTTTTTATATTATCAGTCAATGTAAAATATTATGAGCGAAGGCGCAGTTATTAAAATAGATGGTGATGCGAGCGGCTTTATTGCCGCAACGGAGGAAAGTAAGAGAGCGGCAAGCGGCATGTCCGAAGCCTTACAGGGGGCCGTGGGCGGAAGCACAGGGGAGGCCGTGAAGGGGCTGAAGGGCATGGATCAGGAGGGCCGGAAGGCGTGTAAACGGCTGAATGCGGGGCTTATCAATATGAGTGCCACTATTACGGCGGTAGGGGCCGGCATTAACGGCCTGCGGGCAGGCTGGGGCAAGTTTTCCGCCATGCTGGCGGGCGGGGATGACCTGGAGAGAGTAACCCGGCGCATGGAGGCATTCACGGGCGGCGCGTCAAGCGCGGCGGAAGCGGCGCGGGATGTGGTGGATTTTGCTGATACGCCTCCATTCGGGCTGGAGGAAACGCAACGGGCGGCGCAGTTGCTTCTTGGTTGCGGCGTCAGGGCGAGCGAGTTAAAAAGCACATTGGAGGCTCTTGGTAATGTGGCTGCGGGCGGCGGAATGAGTTTGGAGCAAATAGGCATCCGTCTTTCTAAAGCTTTCCAAACTGGCCGCGTAACTATGGAAGTTTTGGAGCCGCTAATGAATAGCGGTATTAACGTTATGGGCGTGCTGGGTCAACGAACAGGAAAGACCAGGGCGGAATTGCAAAAGATGATGACGGAGGGAACAATTGGTTTCCGGGATTTGAAGGGGGCTTTAGTCTCCATGGGATCTGCCGGAGGGCAGTTTGCGGGAGCCATGGAGAAAAATACGCAGGACATTGAGAACAGGGTGGAGACCCTGAAAGGCAAGGTTGGGGCCTTGAGCCGGGTTTTTGCTGAACCGGTAACAGGCGGCATCAAAGATGCTATGGACTCCATAGGCGCGTCATGGTCCGGTCATGGTCCGGAGGTGGAGCGCGGCTTGAGGAAAACGGGCGAATTGCTGGGTCAAATCGTGAAAGCGGCCGCGCCTATTATTTCCGTAGTAGGAAAAGGGCTGGCAACGGTAGCCGCGGGCGGCGATCGGCTTCACGGGATGCTCCGGAATGGAATTTTGGCGTGGGTAGCGTGGAAGGCGGCCGGCAGTTCCGCCGGGGCAGCAGTAGGTCAGGCTGTGCTGTCTGCGGGGAGGACGTGGCAAACAGGATTTAATAATGCGCTTGTGTTATCCGGGCAGAGGACGCGGAGCGTGATGGGGGATATACAGGCATTAGGGGCTTCTGCTCGTTCGCAGGCGGCGCGGATGGGGGCTGCGTTTAAGGGGGTGGGGGCAAGTTTGGCTTCCGGCTTGAAGGGGCCGGCCATTATGGGAGCTATTGCGGCTATTTCCGTAGCCGTGGAAGAGCTTTACAAGGCGAGCCATGAGGCAAGCGGGGTGGCCTCAAAGGGAGAAATGGACAAAAAGAAAAATTTCAAACGGTCTAATGATGATTTTGATGAACGCGTGTGGAAGATGGCCGGAGAGGCGGCCAGCAAGCAGGACGTGGGGCGCGTCATGGATGAATATGACGCTGAAATTAAACGCCTGAAGCGCGAAGAAGAAGACCTGCTGGCGGAAGATCCGCTGGGGAGAATGACGGTTGCGGTGCAGGATAGGCTGGTGCTGTTGCAACGTGAGCGGAAGGAGTTGCAGCAGGTGGCGGAAGCGAACGCGAAAGCGGCGGAGACGCGGGAACGGGCGGCGCAGCGCGGGCAGCAGACGGAAGAGGCACGGAAGAAGACGCTGGAGAAAATCAGGGAAATACAAGATGAATTGTTATCCCTGGATTATGACCGGGCGGAAGAAGAGAGGGAGAGGCGGCGCAGCGGAATGGGGCTGGAGGACCGGAAAAAAGACCTGCTGGGAGGATATGGGAGCATGGAGGGCCTCAAGAAGGCCATTGCGGAGCAGAAAGCCCTGCTGGATGGCGGGGACGCCGTGGACGGCATGTTGAATCTGGAGGGGGTGGAATCCAGAATCAAGAGCCTGTATGAATTGCTTGGCAAGGTGGAAGAGGTGGATCGTGAAATAGTGGAGCGGAATAAGGAATGGGACAAGGCGGAAGCCAAACACCAGAAGCAGGCTGCCCTGCTGCGCGCGGAAATTCACGGGCAGAAGGATAAGCTGCGCGTGTTGCAGGAGCAGGCGCGCGTGCTGGAGCTGCAAAACCAATATGAGGCGGATGGCATGAGCAAGGCCCGCGCCGGCGCGGCGGCCCGTGAAATAGCCGCCCTGGAGCAGAACAGGAACCGGGCGCAGACCGGGCGCGAATACCGCCGGCAAATGGCCCTGTTGAAAGCTCAGGCGGAGGGAAACAAGGCGGAAGAGCGGCGGCTGAAGATGGCGGAGCGCATGAAGGAAATTTATGACCAGCAGCGCGGCTTGGGGATAGACAGGAAGACGGCCATGAGGCGTGCCCGCGGCATGGCCGGGTTGGAGGATATGGTGGAGCGGCGGAAGGACCGGAAGGAAGGGAGCGGACCCATAGCGGACAGTCTGGCGCAAGTGGGCGGCGGGGGCCGCTCCATGATGGGGAGCATGCCGCAACTTACGGAAGCGAGGAAGCAGACAAATTTGCTTCAGCAGATCGTGAAAAACACGGGCGCGGGGCGGAGGGAAACCCTGAAAACGGCGGCCAGGCTGGGATATTGAAATAGCCGCTAAATGATAGAGAGATAATAATAAATATGGGAAGAAAAATTAACATTAAGAAGCGGGAAACGCATGAAAAGACGCTGGAAATAGAACGGGGGGATGAAGGGGAAGTAAGGGCTGTGGGGAGGATTGTTTACACGGACAATCAGGAGGGCTGGAATGCCCGATGCCCGTCAATAGGGTCCGCTTATCCTGATGATGCCGCTTTGAGGCTCAAAAAGATAAGCATGGAAGGAATGGAGGGGGATATGGTGAGGGTGACGCTCTATTACGAGTTGCCGCGGGAAACGTCTTTTGAATTCGGTGGAGGGGAGGAAGTGGAATATTCCATGGATTATTCCTGCTCTGAACAGCCGTTGCTGACGCATCCGGCCTTTCAGGATATAGACGGAGAAGAAAAAGATGCGTTGATGGCTATGGCGTCCGGGGCTTCTCCTAAAGATACGTTCGGGCAAGATGATAAGGTGATTGAGGATGCCGTGAAATCGGAGGCCGGGAAGAAGGCCATGGAAAAGATGCGTAAAGGGCAGGTTAGTTTTTTGTGTCCCGGAGGGGTTTTTTCCGTCACTTCTACCGTTCAGGCGTTGAGCATGGCCGGGGTTGGAAAAAAAGGGGCTCCGGGCAGCGGCGCGCCCGCAGTAAGCGGAAAATATAATTGGATCAAAGAGGGCGTGAGCGGCCGGAGGACGGGAACCGGGAATTGGCGTCAGACGGTTTCCTGGAGGTTGAGCGGGCCGGATGGCTGGGATTCTGATTTGTATTGACTTATGATTAGCTGGCCGTTTTTTAATCAAGGGGAAGAGTTGAGCGCGTCTAAGTTGAGGCGTCTGGTTAAGGGGTGCCGGGAGCTGGAGCAGTTGGCTAAATCTTGCCGCTTGCAGAACGGGGTTGGTTACACGTTTAACCGGGGGCTGGGCGGCACGTCATTAACCATAAGACCAACGGGGGGAAGGAACAAAGCAGGAGAAGGCGAGCCGTTTACGCTGAAGAGGCTGGAAAAGGGGGATGCGGGATATAAGGCGTATTTCTGGCCCGGCATGGTTTTTGAAGTGCATCCGGGAGGCGTGCGGCGCATTAAGCCGGAACTTAACGGGGAAAAGATGGATCAGGCGGAGGAACCGCCTTTTTTATCCGTTCAAGGAGGGGATAAGGTATTTTTGTATCTTGAGCGGAGCGCGGATAACCATGATTGCATTACTTATGCGGAAGTGACGGCGGAGGAAATAGGGCTGGCGCGCGCGGTCAGAATTTATCTTGGGGAATTCAAGGAAGAAACGAATGAAGCCGGAGAAAAGATCCTGAAGTATCATGAGGCGTGGAGCGGCCATGTCCATTACGCGCAAAGCTCATTGAATGAAGGTTGGAGGGTGGTAGTTGATACGGATGAAGAGGGCGCGCCGGATATGGCCTATGTGAAGAAGGGCGATATTTACATAGCCGGGCAACTGGCGCAGCGCGGCGGGGGCACCTGGGAGGTGGCACCGAAAGAAGAGGGGGAAATTTGGCTGGAAGTGAAATGCACCGGGGATGGCGTCATTAAAAGTGCGGAACTGAAAGAAACGAAAGGATCTTCCAAGCCGCTCCAGTATGTAGCGGAACCGGATGATGAAGAAGCCGAAGAGGAATTCACTTATTGCTTCCTTTTGGCGAAGGTGGAGAAGATTGAAGAACCCTTGCCGGAGGATGGTAATTTGCCGTCTCTGGTATCGGTAAAACAGTATGCCCTGGGAGCGGTTTATTGCGGGGTTGCTCCTGATGAATTGGGGTTGAAAGCCGGGAAGGGGATAGAGATTGTGGATTCAGCGGAAGAGCGGGAAAAAGAAATTGCCGCTCTTATCGAGGACGCAAAGGAACCTTCCAGCGGAGATTGTTCCCTGATTTATGAAGAAGAGGAAGGCGCGGGGGAGGGTGAAGAAGGCGGTGAAAAAGGGAACAAGGGAAAACCTTACAAATTCAAGCTTTTGTGTGCTTCTGATGATTCTGTGTTGCTCAAAGAAGAAGATGGACGCATTTATTTTTCCGCATCCGGTAAAATGCCGGAAGCGGGGGATGGTCTTGAATATGAAAAGCAGCAGAACGGAGAAGGAATGGAGGAAGAAACTGATATATTAAAAATAAAAATTGATTCCTCCGTAGGTTCCAGCGTGGATGATGGCGGGAAATGGCCGGTGAATTTGTCCGTATCTCCAGCCGGGCTAAAGGGGGAATTGGATTTGACTGTGGACACGCAGAAGCATGACGTGGGCGGAGGCTATAAAGTGGGCTTGTCTGCGGCGGACAGGGGTACTTTGTCTTTGGAAGTAACTCCCGGAACTCCGGAAGAATCATTGTCGTTCCGTGCTCCACTCCGTCAAAATGGGAAATATGTGATTCTGGATTATGAATCAAGTTGGTCTGATGCCGTCAACGGTGTGAAGGCAGGCCTGTTTCTGCGGAATAATAAATTGGCTGTGGAGCTGTACGCAGACACGGAGCCGGATGGCTCTGATAATCTTATAAGCGATTCATGGACAGTGTTGGCTTGCGATAGCGACCACGCAATACGCCTGCACCGAGATGAAAACGGAAAAATCTATATCCAGCAGGGGGGCTGGGTTGTAACCTCCAAAATTTATACACCGATAAATTGATAAAAATGAATTACGCAATATTCTGTTATAGAGAAGATTATAAATGCCTTGAATTGTGCGTTAAGCAAATTCGGCGGGCGGATTGTAATGCCAGAATTTATTTATTTGATGACGGGGCGCGCCCGTTAGAGCCGGGGCAGATACCCGCGGGGAAGGATGTGAGTTACAAAGTGACGTATTTTCCCCGGCGTGGAAATTTGAATGGTCTGGAATGTGTGCGGGGCATCCTGGGCTGCATGCTGGATATACCGGGCAAAGAGCCTGTGGTGAAGATAGATGCAGATACCTTGCTTATGGATAAAGCTGAAATTGTCCGATCCCTGAAAGAGCGGAACAAGCTTGCCGGGGGCATGCAATGTGCCGAGCCTCTGGCGTGGAGCGGTTGTTGCTACTGGATGACCAGGGCCGCCATGAGGGATGCTCTGGAGCTATTGGCGCAAAGGGAATGGCCGGAGGGGAAGCAGAAGTACCCGGAAGATGTGACGATCTCTCAAATTGTGACTTATCTCTACGGGAGGGAAGGCGTAGATATGCTGGAGTTCCGCGGAGGGCGTCATTTAATCGGTGTACGGACATGTGATCCGTCCCTGCTGGTCAAGATTGCGGAAATTGCCAAGAGCGGGGTATGTGTCGCTCATTGCGGGCAGATGTCTTTTTACCGGCAATTTCAAGAGCAATATGGGGAGACGCTGCGTGAAGCGTGCGCGCGGGTGATGTGGTGGATATTGCATGCTAGCGGTCCTGATTCCAAGACTTTTGAAAAAGCTCCTGAAGGGTAGGATGGAGCTTTATTTGGATATTGAGAGCGGGATTTTTCGGAACCGCACGGGTGATGAAAATATGAATTTGTGCGGGGTGCGTCTTGTCCGCAGGCAGGATGTGCCCGTGTCTTTATCCTTTTTGGGGCGTGAGCTTGAGGCCGGGCGCGTCACGTTGGCGGCCTATCATAAAAGTAACGGGCAGTTATTGGCTTACCAGGAAGGGCAAATAACGGGCGGGACCGTGGAAATGGTGGTTGATTTTGATACACAGGAAATACGGGGGGCGGCCCGGGAAGCGGAGGGCAAAACTATAGAGGCGCGGGTGGCTGTGCTGGTGGAGACGGAGGAAGGGAAAGGTGTTTATCATTCTCTTCCGTTGAATTTCTATTTGGAGCCGGGGTTGATAGGAGATGAGCATTTGCCGAATTCTGCCCGGCCGGAATGGGAAATGATGTATGAAACTGTGTTGGAAAGAGCCGAAGAAACGGAAGGTTATGCAGGTTCCGCTTTGGCCTCCAAAAGGGCCGCCGCCGCTTCCGAGGCCGCCGCCGGCACGTCCGCAACCAACGCGGCCCGTGACGCTAAGAGTGCCCATGAAGCTAAAACGGCTGTGGAGTCGCTGGCTACCACTTGGCCGGAAACGGTCAGCAATGGAAAGCAACAGATTATTGAGGCCAAGAATGAGGCTGTTACTGCTATTCAGGACAAGCAAGCCAATTCTGTTCTTGCCGTGGGGAGAGCACAAAAAACTGCTACGGATAAGATTTCCGGAGCGCAGGCGGGCGCCGTTTCCGCCGTTCAGGCGGCGGGAAAGGAAGCGCAAGGAACAATCACGCCCCTTGTCCAACGTGTCGAAACCGCTAAAGAGGCTATAGATCAGGCGGAGGGTCGCATCAATACGGCCGCGACTAATGCCGCGAATTCTGCCACTAGCGCGGGCAACTCTGCAACAGCGGCGGCTAATGCTCTGGCGGCTATTCCGCAGGTGGACGAATCCGGCAACATGACGCTTCCCGGCAATATCACTGCCGCGGGAGGCACGTTTGACGGGACCGTCAACGCCAACGGCGGCATCAACATCCCGCTGGCCGTGGGGGCGCCGACCAATGAATCCGGCGTTAATCGCCTGTACGCTTCCGGGCTGGCCGCCGTGACGGAGGCGTTTTCTCCTCAGAGTTTCCTTTCTGATTTTAATTTGTACGGCGAGAGCGTCGCCGTAGAACAGACGGTTCCCGGCCAGGTGTGGCGACTCCGCAAGATGTCCGCATATCCGGGAACAATTCAGATTAACCTGATAAATCCATTTTTAGGAGTATCCAATTATTCTGGATGGAGCGGGTTTGTCCTGCCAGTCGCTTTGGGCAATACCGGCAGTACTGCCGCCCGCAAACTGACTTTCTCGTTGGGAAGGCCGGGAAATTTCGTCAAGAAGACGGCGGCGGAGATGGATATGTTCACGCTGTCTCCGGCCTCCGGTAGTACCGCGAGTTTCCCGCGGTTTGTTGATGTGACGTTTTACATGGTTAATGACGCGTCCATGAATCCGGCGGGTTATCCGGTGAGGGTGAGGGAACTCGTCTATGATTCCACTCAGGCCAAGTGGTTATGTTATGAAACGCTTTCCGTTTTCCCGTCCACCAATACCAACCCGTCCTGCAATATGTTTCTTTCTTATCAACAGGATAGGCCGGGCCGCGACGTCAGAGCGGGATTGTGGATTGGCTCTAATGCGGCGGATTCTCGCCGTTTGTTGTGCATTGCCGACATGCACGGCGTTGTTGACACGTTCTCCTGGACTGGCGTTGGGGCTTTGTATTGGGATAGCGACGGGACCAATACGCATAGTTATCTTGGAGCGATGCGGCAGATGACGGCTCCGGGGTATAACCAGCCTAATGGGGCTTATGATGCGTTCCGGGCGTTGGAAACCCGGTTGATACAGTCAACCACCGTAACAGAATTTACACCTTATGAATAATTCAGAAATACAGATTCAGTTCCCCCGGCCCGGCAACTGGCAGGAATTCACCCTGACGCCCATTTACCGGGACGCGGGCGGTTATAGACCTCCGGCCCGCTTTAATCAGGACGATATACCCGCGGATCAGGCTCCGGCCATGGAGGCCGTCGTTGCCGCGCTGGTTGGACTGGCGGAACCGTGGCTGGCGGTGCAGGTGTGGGCGCGGCTGAAAGAGTTTTACGCTCCGGAGGAGGATGACCCCATGCGGACGGTGGAAGCCGTGGATTTGACCGTGGAGGCCGTTAATCCCCACGGGGGACGCAGGGTGTTCACTGCCCGTGACTACCCGGCTTTTATCCTGACCGACCTCGCCGCCGTGGCGTTTTTCAATTTCTTCACTACCCCTACCAATAACAACATAATCAAATGACTACTAACAATCAATGCAATCACGCGGAGGCAATAGCTAAGGACCTGTACCATACCTATGCCATCGCCAAGAACCTGTCCACGCATAGGCCGATGCTGGAATACGCTGACCTTTCGGACGATGATAAGGCCGGATGGCTGGCTGTTGCACATCAAGCGCTACCAACCATTGCAGAACATGCGATGGAAGATGTAAGGAGCTACCTCACCGGGCAGGCCAAGACCTCCACCGGCTGGAAGAAAGCCCTCTATTGGGCCGGGGTGGGTATTGTCGGCGCCATCCTTGGCGGTTTGGGAATGTCCCTCTCCGGCTGCGGGCACTCCGTGGACGTGACGCCGGAAAAGACGGTGGTCTGCAAAGACGGCTCCTGCCTCGTCATTGAGCAGGGGCATATCTCCTACAGTCAGGCCCAGCCGGAAACGGACGTTCCGCCCGTTGTTCAGATCGTACCTTCCAAGAAATAAGGCCATGTGCAAACCCCTCAAGGAATATCTGGGAGTGATCCGCGATTATACGCGTGAGATCGTCACTTTCGGCGGTTTTGTGATAGCCGTGTTCATCTACCTGGATTTCCGCGAGGTGGTGAAGGAACAGGCTACCAACGCGGCCCATACGGCGGAGATCCTGCGGACGATGGATACCCGTCTCCAGCATTTGGAGAATTACCACCAGCAACAGCTTAAACAGCGAGATTAATTCCAACTGTAAAGTTTTTCTTACAAGTTCCCTTTATCTCATAGCCAATAGTTTATAACTTAATTAACCATGCCGGAACGATACCTTTATTTACTCGTCATTGAAACTCCCGGACGCAAGCAGGAGATGCACATGCTGCACAGCAGGAAGCAGCGTACAGCCTACAAAGCCCAACACGCGGAATGGCATCTCAACAGCACCTACGTGGAGTATGACTTGCCGGAACATCTTATTAACCAATACCTGAACAAATGAATATCGCTTTAGACATCGGACACGCCAAAGGAACCGGAGCTCGTGGAAACGGGCTGGAAGAGCACGACGTGGCATGTGTGATAGCACGCCATCTTTTTGCGCAGTTGAAGGATATGGGACATACCGTCCATGTTCTTGACTTTCCGGACAAAGGCAATACGGAAGACCTGAACGCCACCATCAAGGTTGCCAATGCGGACGGATACGACTTCGGTATTTCCCTGCATTGCGATTGCGCCCATGACAGACAGAATGCCTGTGGCGCTCATGTATGCTTTTATCCTGGATCTGTTCAGGGAAGCCGCCTGGCCGCCTGTATCGCCGAGCCTCTGGCAGACCTTCTGCCGGGACGAGCCAATACGATTCAAGCCCGGCCGGGGCTGGCCATCCTCAAGCAGACTCGTATGCCATGGGTATTGTGCGAATGCGGGTTTATCAGTAACGCCGGGGATGCGGATATCATGAAGCATCATCCGGAGAGCATTGCCAACGCGATTGCCGAGGGCGTCCGGGATTTTACGGCGCAGGAGCTTGTTTAGTTGTTTTCCATTAGTTGTTATGGGATCTATTTTCAAACCTAAAGTGACACAGGCTCCGGCTCCGCCGGTAGTAGAAGAGCCGCTGAATCCGACGGCTACGGAGAAGTCTGTTTCCGATGCTTCGGAGGATGTTCAGACCAAAAGTAAGCGCAGGTTGAAGCTGTCCGATACGGTGAATAATCCGAATCTGTCCGGCGGTTTGTCCACGTTGCGCAAAACCCTGGGATAGCAGCCATGGAGGTACGCGATTACATTTCCCTGGCAGATAATCTGCGCACGGAACGCGCCGCTTTTGAAGGCGGCTGGGATGAAATGCGCCGTATTATCATGCCCAGGGCTACGGGCAACGCTTATCCCGACCGCGTACCTGATCACAGCGGTGGATTGGAGCATAGCGACGTCGCCAATAACAGCCTGAAGAAGCTGGCATCCGCCCATTTGACTTATATTACGCCTTTGGACAGGCGCTGGTTTACCTTGCGCCCGGTAGGTTTTAATAAGGATGGGAATCAGGCTTTGAATGATTGGTACAGCAAGGTTACGGAGGTGATGGAGCGGGAACTTGCCGTTTCCAATTTTTATTCAGTGATTCATGAGGTTTACCTTGATCGCTGCCTGACGGGAACCGGCTGCATGTTTGCCGAGATGAATATTAACAGGCAGCTGATTTTCCGGCACATTCCCACGGGAACTTACGCTATCGCGGAGTCGGAGTCAGGGGATGTTGATACGCTGGTGCGCTGGTTCCGGCTGACGGCTCACCAGGCGGCGCAGAAGTGGAAGGAGGAGGCTCTGGGCCCAAAAGTGCGGAGAGCGCTCAAGGATGCCAGGAGACGCTATACGGATTCTTTCGAGTTTGTGCAATGCGTCCTGCCTAACCCGCAGGGCAAGCTGTTGTCCGACCATGTGCCGCCTGGCAAGAGAGCGTGGAAGGACGTCATTATTTCGTTGGACGATAAGAAGATTGTGTTTGAGAGCGGTTTTTTCGAATTTCCGTTTCTGGTGACGCGCTTTCTGCGCTGGGGAGACAGCCCCTACGGGGTGGGACCGGCATGGTTCGCGCGGCGCACGATCCGCATGGCTATCGACATGGAGAAGATTCTTTACACGCTGGGACAGACAAAGGCTTATCCGAGGCTTTTCCTGCTGGCAGAGCAGTATGGGGAGGTGGATTTGCGCGCCGGAGGCAGGACCGTCATTTCTCCGGAAGCGGCGGAACTTGGCTTGCCGCGCGAATGGGGCACACAAGGGGAGTATGATATCGGGCTGGAATACCTGCGGGGCCTGTACGCCAAGATTGAAGAGGCTTTTTACGTTCCCATGCTGGAAACCGTTTCCCGCATCGACCGCCAGATGACGGCTACGGAGGTGGCGGCCCGGGAAGCCGAGAAGGTGCTTGGGTTTACGCCTTCTTTTACGTTGTTTGTGAGCGATTTCAGGATGATGTGCCAGCGTATTATGGCCCTGTTGTACCGCGCCGGGAAACTTCCGGAGCCGGTTCAGGGCGTGTTTGAGGTCAACCGGCGGGGCGCTCCTACACGCCTGGCCGTCCCCCAGGTTCAGTTCATGGGCAAGATTGCCCAGGCGATTGCACGTACACAGACGGACGGCTTGATGACGGCTCTTGAGTCTATCGGCACTTTGTCGCAGATGACCGGCCGACCGGAGCTGCTGGATATTGTGAATCTCAATAAGGCCGGGGAATTGATTTACGATTCCAAGGGCGCCCCGATGGAGTGCAAGGCGACAGAGGATGAGGTGAAGGAGAAGGAGACTGAAAGGAAGAATCAGCAGGAAGCGGCCATACAGGCAGCCATTGCCGAACAGTCCTCCGTGGCTAACAGGAATAATGCCCAGGCCCAGCAGGCTTTACAAACGACATGAAGACAGACCCCACCAATAAGTACGAACAGTACATGAAGCGCCGCAGAAGGATTTTCCGGGAAGCATTCAGGAATCCGGAAGTCCTGGAGGAGCTGAAGAGACATTTCCAGACCGATCTTCCCTGTTTCCAGGGGAAGGCCGGTTCTTACGACCCCCTTGACGCTATGCGTCGAGACGCCTACCGCGAGGTGGTTTTGTTCATCGAAGCGGTCATGGGCAATCATTACGAACCAGAAGAAGAGATATAGAAGAAGTACCATGATTTTATTTAAGTTGTACCATAACCGGTTTCTTTTTGAAGAGGCTCCGGAGAATGGAGGCGGTGGCGGAGGAGGTTCCGCCGCCCCTTCCGCTTCCGGACGTCCCAGCCTGGCTAATCCTGCACCGGAGCCGACTCCGGCGGATGATGAGCAGCCGAACCCTCCTCCCCCATCGGATCCGGGTTCTCCGCAGGGAGATCCGCCTTCCCAGGGGGATTACGTGTTGACGTTCGATGATACGTTTTCTGGAGACGAGACGCTGCAGCAGTTGCTGACCGAGACCGGCAAGGCCCACGGGCTTCCTGTCGAGGGGCTTTCCGCGTTTATCAAGGATATGGATGCGCGTCTGGCGGCCAAAGCGACCGAACAGAAGCAGGCGCAGGATGCCGCCATGGAAGAGGCCTGGAGACAGCTGGATGGAGAGTGGGGCCGGGACAGCGACGCACGCCAGATGCGCGCCGTTCAAATGGCCGGGAGGTTGTGCCGCATGGCCGGTATCGACCAGAGCGTGTTTAATGAGATGGGCATTGCCGATCATCCGGCCATGTACAGGATTCTGGATGCAGTAGGCCGGATTCTGGACGAGCCGGCTCTTCCGGCGCCTCCCGGACGGCAGGAACAGCAGGCCCGCGGCGAAGCCCGGCGCATGATGCACGATCCGGAACACCCGGATTATTCGGCATTCCACGATTGCGACCATCCGCGTTTTGCCGAGGTGAGGGCCAAGTATATGCGACTGATGGGTGCGTAAGCAGATATTGCTTTTCCAGCAAGCCCTGTTTCCTTTTTGGGAGCAGGGCTTTTTTAAGGAAGAAGTTCCGGTAGGGATTCCGCAGCGGAGCGCAGCTGATCCACGGAGGGGCGGATGTACACGCTATGCACGGCGGAAGAGTCATGCCCCACCAGCTCCATGGCCAGCCCCTGCGATACGCCTGATGCCTGCAACAACGTGGCCGCCGTGGCCCGAATGCTGTGGAAGGACTTGCTGTTCATCCTCCTTCTGCGGCCGCCGGCCGCTCCATGCACCACGCCGATGCCATGGGTGCGCAACAGGAGGCCGAATTGATAGGACGCGCCATCCCCCAGGGCCAGCAGGGGCGCGTGAAGTAGTTCATCCGCCGGTTCCCCCGCTTCCTTCCAGCGGGCAAGCGCCCATTGGTAAAAGCCTTCTCTCATGGGCTGGTCCATCCAGCGCCCCGTTTTGCCCGTGTCAAAGCGCACGATGCGGCGTTCCCAGTCAAACTGATTCCAGTTGAGGCGCAGAATATCCCCCAGCCGCTGGCCGTAGGTTTCAAACGAGCAGCGTACCGCGGAACTCCACAGGGGCGGGAAATGCTCAATCATGTAGCGGATCTCGTCGAGTGTGAAGGCTTCCTTGTGCAGCTTTTCCCCGGCACGGTCCGGGGGAATGGAAACGCCGGCGCACGGATTGCGGTCAATTACTTCTGAATCCACGGCATCCGCGAATGCCTGGGAAAGAACGGACATATCCTTGTACACAGTCTTTTGCCGCACCAGTTCGCGGCGAGCCGCCACAAAGCCTTTGATGTCCGCCTTGGTGATCAGGCGAAGGGGGGCGTTCGCCCGCGCCCCCAGATACTCGTAAAAATGCTTGCAGGCGGTTCTGGCATTGTAGGCCGTCTGTTCGGAGACAAGAGCCGCCTTGCGCCCAACAAATCCGTCACACCAAGTCCGCACGGAAACATTGTTGTGCACCTGGTATTCTTCCGCTTCCGCGCAGGCTATCTGCACGCCCCGCTGGTAGGCGATACGTTCCGCCAGCTTGGCCGTGATGCGGTCTCCCTCGAACTCGCCGCCATTCACAGGAACTTTCGTGGAACGGCGCTTCATCTTGCCGTCCGGCCCCTGAAATGTCACCATCCAGTAGGGCGAGGATTTTTCCTTGTTGATGGACAGACGCCCCTTGTAAAAAGGTTTGCTCATACCTGTAATATCTTCTGTAATGGTTTTGTAATAAGGTTCGCGTAAGAAAACCTACACGAACCTTATTCATAATCCCCTACGTTATCAAGGTTTACGTAGGTTTTCTTACAGAAACTTTTGGCGGAGAGAGTGGGTGTTAAGTTTATTTCTATAAATAATTTGCTTCAATTTGTAACACTTCTGTAACGTCTGTATGACAGAGACAAGATGCCGAATTGGAGATTCTGCAACTGAATTGACACTCGGCAACTTGCAAATGTGCGGTTTCTGTCCCCTGATGGAAGCATGCCAAGTAATTACACTTTACCCATCTCCGATCTTTATCAGGAGACTTACGATAACCAGTGGCAGGAGCAGGTTCAGCAGGCTACGTCCCGCCTGGAACGTTTCTGCGTGATCAAGTCCGGTTTGACGGGCAAGCTCCAGGAGTTCAGTTTTGTCGGTACTACGGAGCTGAATGAGAAGCAGGGCCGGATGCAGGATATTGTGTTGGACGAGCTTGATTATTTCAAGCGCCGGATGCTGCCGGTTAGTTTTTCGAAGCATTTGGGCTATGATGAGGATGACGATATTTTCCTGCACGGCCTGGACGCTCCCGTGACGCAGACGATTAACGCGCTGAAGTACGCGGCTGCCCGCAAGATGGACGATGTTTTGTTCGGCCTGAAGAAGCAGGGAGGGGTATATGTGCCGTCCAAGGGCGGCATTTTCGGGACGGCGTTTGCCGGCAATGACGGCATGGAACAGCTGGAATTGCTGGAGGCTAATGTGGTGGCAGTCGATTATACCGGCGGCACGGCTAAGGATTGCCCGCTGACGATTGAGAAGCTGAACCGTGGTATTACGCTGCTGCAGGAGAACGGGATTCTGGATGATGCTTCCAATGCCTACGGCGACCAGGTGTGCTGCGCGATTACTCCCCGCATGCGCGAGGCCCTGATTAATGACGAGCGTCTGCAGAAGGCGGATTTCGGTTTTTCCTCCCTGCGCAAGAGCAACGGCGCCCTGGATCCGATTATGGGGATTCAGTTTATCATTGCTCCCAATTTGCCGCTTGACGAGGACGGGGATATCATTTGCCCGATGTGGATGAAGAATTCCCTGTATTTCGGTTCTTGGAAGCAGAATAAGGTGACGGTGGAGAAGCGCTCCGATAAGGAGGACACGATCCAGATCGGCCTTAAGACGATTATGGGAGCCACCCGCATGCGCGAAGAGGCGTTTGTGCAGATTAAGTGCAAGCAGCTTTCTTAATTAGGATAACAACACATTTTATTTTATTGATTATGGCAACGTATCAAACAGTTATTGCAGAGAAACAGCTTGCCCTTGCGGATCGGACCGGCCTGCCGACGGTGCCGCAGCTGGCGGCCATCCATACCGGCGCCGGGGTCCATGTGGCTACGGCGGAGTTCATCATGCCCGCGTCCCTGGCGGCCGATGACCTGATCGCCATTTGCAATGTTCCCTGTGGAGCCCGCGTGCTGCCGCAGCTTTCCCATGTCGTTTCCGAAGGCGTGGGGACGCTGCAGCTGACCGTGGGAACGAAGGAGGCGGCGGATGCTTTTTCCGCCTCCCTGACCGTGACCGCCGCCGGGACTTATCAGTTGACGAAGGGTTCCCAGGCGGTTTCCACGGGGCCGGTGGATGCTGTGACGATGGTTTACGCGAAGGTGGGCGGAACACCGGCGGTGACCGCCGGCAAGAAGCTTGTTTTTGCTATTGCTTACGGTATTCAGTAGTTTTTTTTCCGTCGGTTTGTCCATAGGGCCGTCTCTGCATGGAGGCGGCCCTTTTTGCTGTTCCGGAGAAGAAACGTTGATTTTCGCCAACTTGCCCCGGTTGAACGCCCTGGGTTATGTTCAGGGGAAATGAAGAGGATTTCCTTTAATGGAGGCGAGCTTTCGCCCGGGATTGCCGCGCGTCCGGATCTGGATGTTTATCATCGCGGGGCGTCCGTGCTGGAGAATGTGGATGTTTCCCAAACGGGGGGAGTTTCCCGGCGGCACGGGATGAGGAGGGTGGCCGCCGCTTTGGAGGGTTCCCTTCTTCTTCCCTATGTTTATTCCACCAATGACCGTTTTCTTGTGGAGGTGGCTCCTTCTCTGCTGCGCGTGTTGTCCGTTGAGGGGGATGTGGTTGCCTCCCTGCCTTCCGTGTGGACGGCGGCTGACGTTGCCGCCCTGCGCCACAAGCAGGTGAACAGCATGTTGTTTCTGGCCTGCCCTACGCATGAGCTGATGGTGCTGAGACGGGATGACGAGGGCATGTTTTCCCTGGCGCCCTATGAGTTTAAGGCCCGCCCCTGGCGGTATGAGGAGTTCCGGGATTTTCCGGTGCGCCTGACGCTGGATGAGGGGTGTTACAGGGTGTCTTTCGGGGAGCATGCGTCCGATGCGGACGCGGCGGTGAATGAGGGGGATGTGATGCGCGTCCAGGTGACGGTGCCCCAGCAGACCGGGTTCAGCACGGGGGCCGTGATTCGCCAGGGCTGGGTGGTTGCCGGGGCGTTTACGGCGGCCAGCGCTTTCACGGCTGGGAAAAAGCTCTGCCTCAATGAGGGGAGTTATTGGTCCTGGTGGACGTGCGACAGGGATTTTAACGGGGCGGCGGATTTTGTGGACGGCCTGACGTCTCCGGCGGATTATCCGGAGCATTTTCATAAGGGCGTGATTTGCCATTCCAATACGATTACCTGCAAGGGGACATGGAAGTTTTGGTGCAGTAAGGAGTGGTACGGCACGTATGCCGTGGAGCGGCGTTTTCCCGATGAGGATTGGCAGCTGCTGGGGACGTCCACTTCCATGGTTGGCTCGGCTTCCAATTTGCAGATTACCGGGGACGAGAGCGAAGAGGAGTGCTACCTGCGCCTGATGTTGTATGAGTCCCGGCTTTCCAGCGGTTCCGATCCCAGCCAGGGGTTTCCTCCGGACAGCTGCGGGAATAAGCTGGTGGTGGATGCTTATAAGAAGGATGTGGTGCTGCGGCTGCGTTCCGGCTCCCGGCCTGCTTCCATACAGCGGTTTTCGGTTCCCGCCACGCCGGCGTTGCGGCATTTCCTGACCTGTACGGCGTCTTCCATCCGGGCAAGCCGCGTGTGGGTGGATGAGGTGGAGGTTCCGGGGGCGTCCGCCGTGCTGACGCTGGGGCCCGACGGTGTTGACGTGACGCCCAGGGGGCTGCCCGCGGATGCGCTGGAGGACGGGAAGACGGTCCGGTTTGCCTGGACGGAGCCGCGCAAATCCGGGGCCGTGACGCTGGACGCCCGCGGGATGAGGACGGATTTTTGGCCAGCCGGGGCGAGGTTTGACGTGAATGTGACGGGGAACGCCCTGACCGGAATGGGTGAGGGCGCGGTGGTTCGGTTGACGGCCTGGTCCGCCGGGGATGCGCAGTTTACGACGGTTTGGAAGAGCAGTGCGGATGTGTATACCGCGCCGGCCAGCGGGTTTTATACGGTTAAGGTTGTTCATGATAAGGGCAGTACGCTGGAGGCTGCCGAGTGTCAGGCGGAGTTTTCCGGGGTGGCTTCCGGGGTGGTGAAGCCGGAAGTCCGGGAGGAGATGTCCGCGGCGGGGTTGTCCACCAGCGACGTGTTGAAGTTGACGCTGCCTTTGGAGGGCGATGCGTATGATTATTGCGTGTATGCCGGGTTGCCCGCAGTGAATGCCCTGGTGGTTGACGGGGAGCGTTTTTCCGGGGAGTGTCCGTTGTCCAGAGAGGGGCGGACGCTGACGGTGAGGCCCAGGGGGCTGACGACGGATGATGTGGGCGCCGGGAGCATGGTGCGCCTGGAGTGGACGCAGGCGGCGGAGTCCGTCAATAAGAGCGGGAACGGGAATGCGGCCAGCATTTTCATGAGCCGTTTTTTAACGGCGGGTACGGTGGTGACGCTGCAGGGATGGAGGTCTGTCCAGTCGGGGATGGAGATTGTGCTGCCTTCCACGATCAAGGGGATGTCCGGCGGCAGGTATGCGGAGGTGTTCAGCGCGATGGAGGAGGCGTCTTACACGGTGCCGGAGGATGGTTTGTTTTTGATTAGCGTACAGGCATGGACGGAGAGTAATGTGAAGTTGCGTTCCCGGGTGCGGGTGGAGGTGCCGGCCTGCACGGCGTGGATGGAGGCGGAGGCTGCCGAGGTGACGGCTTCCGCGGAGTATTCTCTTTGGGATAATGTTTCCGCGGTTCCGGAGGGGGTTCCTCCGTCCGGGGAGTCGTTGATGTGGAGTTTCGCGGCGTTCCGGGGGGTGTACGGGTTTCCTTCCCTGGTGGATGTGTTTCAGCAGCGCCTGGTGTTGGCCGCTACGCAGGCCCAGCCGCAGACGGTGTGGTTGAGCAAGACGGATGACCTCAACAGTTTCGAGGTGGGGAAGCAGGATGATTCCGCGCTGGCTTTGACGTTGAGCACCACAACGCAGAACAGGATTTGCTGGCTGATGGCGCAGAGTTCCCAGCTGCTGCTGGGGACGGCGGACGCGGAGTGGACGGTGTCCGGGGGCCAGGGGGTGATGACTTACGCCAACGCGCGGGCGGACAGCCACGGGTTTGTGGGGTCTTCCGATGTGCCGGCCCTGATGGCGACCGATAAGGTGCTGTATGTGGAGAGGGGCGGCGGACGGGTGTATCAGTACGGGTATGATTATGAGAGCGACGGGTTTGTGTCCCGCGATTTGACGGTGTTCGCCGATCATGTGCTGGCCGGCGGCGGCGGGGTTACTTCCGGGGATTTTATGAGGAAGCCCCACCCGCGGGCGGTGATGACCCTGGCGGACGGCACGCTGGCGCTGATGACTTATAATAGCATGCACCAGGTGCATGCCTGGCACCGTCACAGGACGGAGGGGCGGATGTCCAACGCCGTGGTGCTGCCCAATGGGACCGGGGAGGATTTGCTGTTTGTGTCCGTGGAGCGTGAGGATGGGCGGTTTGTGGAGGTGTTTGATCCGGACGGCCCGTTTGTGGATGCCGGCGCGTGGGATTTTACGTCCACGGTGGTGACGAATGCGCTGGATGTGGCGGAGTCCCTGGGCAGGGATAGACAGGCCGCGGCCGTGCGCGTGTTTTTTGCTTCCGATACGGCCCCGGCCGGTATTGAGGTGTCCAATGACGGGAGCGCCTGGGACCGGTTGAGCAAGACCAGGACGATGGAACGGGGATGGCATGAGGTGCTTCCGTCCGCCATGTGGAGGCGGGATGTGCGGTTTGGCATCCGGGTTTCCGGGGACCGCCCCCTTGAGTTTTTAGCTGTTGATACGCAATGACGGAGCCTGCGAAGACGAGACCGGATTGGAAGGAGCTGCTGGCCGACAGGTGGTGGCGCCTTAATCATTTGTATTGGATTGAGGATAAGGAGGGCCGGATGGTGCGCTTCCGCCCGAATTGGGCCCAGGAGGAGCTTTTTCACGGGCTTTGGTTCCGCAATACGATTTTGAAGGTGCGCCAGCTGGGGATTTCTACGTTTTGCGCCATTTATATGCTGGATCTTTGCCTGTTTGGGAGGAATCAGCATTGCGGGATTATTGATAAGACGCTGGAGGACGGGGAGGCCAAGCTGCGCAAGATTGCTTTTGCTTATGAGCATTTGGATTTTTTGCCGGAGAATCCGACGATGGAGGACCGGGCGCTGGCTGCTTTGGGGAGGATGGTTAAGGAGGGGTGCGCTGTGGTGGAGAAGAGGGCCACCCGCATGGCCTGGTCCACGAACGGGTCTGTTGATGTAGGGGTTAATTTGCGCGGGTCCACTCTCCAGTTTTTGCATATTTCCGAGTTTTCCTATACGGCGCTGCATGATCCGGCCAGGGCCAGGAAGATCCGCACGGGCGCGTTGAATACCGTTGGCAAGAGCTGCGTGGTGGTGATGGAGTCCACCCACGAGGGAGGGAAGGCCGGGCTGGCTTACCAGTTGATGGAGCAGGCTATGGAGATGGTGGGCAAGCCTCTTTCCAGCCTGGATTTCAGGTTTTTCTTTTTTTCCTGGATTCAGCATCGGGAGTATTGCCTGGAGGGGGTGGAGCCGAGGCTGGATGATTTTTTGCGGGATTATTTTTCCGATTTGAAGAGGCGTTACGGGATTGAGTTGTCCGAGGGGCAGAAGGCGTGGTACGCTACCCAGTACAGGATTAACGGGGCGGAGGTGAAGCAGGAGTTTCCCACCGTGCCGGAGGAGGCTTTGCAGACGTCCGTGGAGGGGGCTATTTACGGGAGGTGGATTTCTGCCCTGCGGGCCGAGGGGAGGATCGCAGCCGAGTTTGAAGTGGATGACGTGGCTCCGATTTATGCTTCCTGGGATTTGGGGTTGAGCGATTTTATGGCGATTTGGCTTTGGCAGGTGGTGGGCGGCAGGTATTACGCGCTGGATTATATTGCCGGGAATAATCAGGCGGTTGATTATTACGTGGGGCAGATCCGGATGAGGGAGAGGGAGTTCGGGCCTGTCGCCCTGCACCTGCTGCCGCACGATGCGGCCAGGAGGGATTTTTCCAAGACTTCTTTTGAGTCCGTGCTGCAGCGGGCCGGGTTCCGCACGGCGATCGTGCCGCGCACGTCCGATGTCTGGACCGGGATTAACGCGCTGCGGAATATGCTGCGTTTTTGCGTGTTTCATGAGCGCTGCAACCGGCGCCCGGAGATTGACGGGCAGAAGTATGTTTCCGGGGTGGGTTCCCTGGAGTATTACCGCAGTTTGCCGCCGGGGTCCAACGGGTGCGTGCGGGAGATGCCGCTTCATGACGCCTGTTCCCATGGCGCGGATGCCGCACGAACCTTTGCGGAGGCGGTGAGCCGCGGCCTGGTGTCCGGTCATGCAGGGGAGCCGGAGAAGGTGAAGAGGCCTCACAGACGCCCCGACGCTCTGGAGGGGATGCTTTATTGAGATGCGGCAGGGATAGAAACATTGATTCTCGCCAACTTGAAGGAAGTCCGCCCTCATGCGATTGTTGGGGAATGGATAAGCTGACGTTTTTTTCACAGTGCCTTTCCCTGCTGGGGGATCAGGAGTTTGTGATGGATTCCCCGGCGGCCAGGGCTTGCGAGTTGTGGTTTCCATCCGTGATGCTGGAGGCCGTTTCCTATGGCCCGTGGTCGTTTGCCACGAAGGAGGCCGTGCTGGCGTGCCCGGAGGGGAACGGCCGGTTTCCGCTGCCGGAGGATTGCCTGAAGTTGTTGAAGGTGGAGGCCAGGCGCTGGCGCATGGCCGGCCGCGTGGTGATTTGCGAGGAAGCTCCTTCCCTGCTGCAGGTGCGGTTTTTGTCCAATGAGGCGGCTTTGGCAGAGATGCTGCCGGATCATGAGCCTTTGTTTGTGGAGGCCGTGAAGTGTTTGCTGGCTTCCAAGGTGGCGGCCACGGTGACGGGCAAGCCGCAGAATGTGGGCGTGTTTTTGGAGTTGTACAGGGGGTATGTTGCCGACGCCCTGTATCACGATGTGAGCCAGCGCGGGAGCAATGACCAGCATCCGCTGAAGGATATTTTGGATCGTTCCATTTTGTAGGGTTATGGGCAGTATCGGTTCTTATGCGACGAACAGGGCCAACGCGAAGAGCGCGCTGGCACAGGGACGGGCGGCGCGGGATGCCGCGTATGTGAATGCGGCCAATACCGAGGCGGAGTCCGCTTCCGCTTTGCGTCTTGCCGCCGAGAATATGGCGACAGCCAGGCGCAATCAGACGGCCGCCACGGCTTCCGTGCGGGCTGGGAGGGGCGCTTCCGGGTTTACTTCCGAGGGGTCCGGCAGCCAGGCGGAGCTTGCCGCGGCCGAAGTGCTGGAGAAGCAGATTTCCGATTTGTCCCTGGGCGCGGCGATCAGCGACCAGAGCAAGCGCTATGAGGCGGCGATGCAGCGCTGGGAGGGGGATGCCGCGCTGGTGAGCGCGCAGAATCAGGCGGCGGCTTATAAGTCCGCCGCTTCCGGGGCCCTGGTGTCCACGGGGATTCAGCTTGGCGGGGCTTTGATAGGCAGCATTGGCGCCGGAATGGGGGCTTTCGGTTCGACGACGGCCGACCAGGGGTTTTTTGCCGGTTATGATCTGGGCGGTTTGGCCGGGAGCGTGTTTCCCGGGTCTACGGCGGATCCCCGCCTGGGGATGATGACGCTGGGGGCCTGGGCGGCGAGTCCGGAGAAGAGCGGGTTTTCTTTTTACGATTACCTGGGCGGCCAGAAGTGGAATCCTTACAGGAGCGTGTGGCGATGAATGCGTTTGATGCGACCGTGAGCGCTTATGCGGAGGTGGGCCGGGATTTGTGGACGGATGTGAAGGATTGCGCGTCCCTGGGGCTGGCGTTCGTTTCCCCGGAGGAGGTGTGCCTGGCTCTGCCCTCCGAGAGGCTGGGTGAGTTGTGTTTTCCTCCTGTGGGCATGCCGGATCTTCCGGAGAGGTGCTTGTTTGTGTGGTGGGCGGCCGGGGAGCCGCGCGAGCTGGCCCGGCTGGCCCGGCAGTTTTCCCGCAGAGGTTTTACGCATGTGGCCTGGCAGCGGTTTTTGCGCGGGCCGAAGGTGCATGTTTTTTCCATTGATCAACTTACCGGTTTTATATCACGATGAGCGAGTTTTCTTTATACGGCGGGCCGTCCCTGCAGACGGCCAAGGCTGATCCCGGTGTCGCGGCGCGGGCCGCCAATGGCGATCAGGGCCAGGTGCTGGGCGCGTCCGTCCAGAAGGCCGAAGAGGCGGTTCAGGGGAGCGCGGAGGCGTTTGCCAGGATTTCCGATTTCGGGGAGATGCAGCGGCAGGAGGTGGAGCTGCGACGCATCCGGGACGAGTCCGACGCGAAGTTTTCCAGGATGCTGGCTTTCGCGCCGGGCACGAAGGAGAGCGTTTTTGAGAAGGACGGTTCCATCCGGCAGGGGAAGCTGAAAGATTTGGCTTACGAGTTCGGCCAGAAGATTGACGCGCTGGGTGGCAGTTTTTTCCACCCGGAGAGCGCCATGAAGGCGGAGGCTGTCAGGGCTTCCGTGAGGTCAAGCCTGCCGGAACGTTATTGGGGGCTGGCTGCCAAACATCAGCTGGGCGTTGCCAGACAGGCTTTCGATACGAGTTTGAAGCTGGCCGAGGAGAAGCAGGATTGGGGCGGTTACGAGAGGTCTGTTGATGACGCCGTAGCTTCCGGCACGATTTCCCGTGACGAAGGTGAGCTGCGTTTATTGAGAGGGAGGAAGAAGGCTTCCCGCCATCATTTTGAGAACCTGGCCGCGACTAACCCGGATCTTGCCGCCGAGATGATTAACCGCGGGGAGCTGGACGGGTATTTTTCCGCCTCCGAACAGGATGAGATGATGCGTTCTTTGCGGCGTCAGGACGACAACAGGCTTACGGAGGTAGTCGAGCAGACGGCTTCCCGTCCTAAGTCAAAGAACGACAGGCAGGCCGTGACGAATGCTTTGCTGTCCGGTCCCGTCTATCAGGAAGAATTGGGGTTTCATGCGGTTTATGAGCGCGACGGGGATTACAGCGCCTGCGCTCCGCAGATTGATTCTTTCATTTACCGGGTTGCGGATATGGTGAGGGCTGGAGAAGAAGGGCCGGATTTGGCGAGCAAGAAGGAAAATGTGATCCTTCTGTGCAAGCGTTACGCGAAGTCAGCCGAGTTCCAGAAGGATGTTTTGAACCGCATGGATAAGTGGGCCAAGCGCAAGGAAAAGTACAAGATGTTGAATGTTTCCGAGCGCATGAAGGAGATGGATGGGGCTCCGTTGTACCGTCAGGCGGATTATAATAACGTCATTGGCACTCTTGATGCCGAGGCGAAGAATGCCTGGCAACTCTACGCTGATTCCTCCAAAGGGTCCGACACACCCAAAGACAGTGAAGATACATGGATCAAGAGGTTCAAGAAGGAGAAGATTGAGAACCTGCAAAAGAATCTTGCCGCCAAGACCGAGATTGCCGTTCGTGATGATTTTGAGGCCTGGTTTGATGGAGAGGTGCAGGGGAACGGGAAGGAGCCTTCCTATGTTTTGCAGGAGGATATGCTTCAGACTATTTTAAGAAAAGTAACAGGTCGCAATGATTTAGTTATTCCGAGTCGTGGGAGATTGATGGATGAATACCAGCAGACTGCAAGCGAGAAATGGAGAGATAGGGATAGTGAACGGTTTAATGCTGGCCCCAAATTATTGAGTGAAGGGGAGAAGCAGACGCTGCGCCGGAAGGATATGTTGCGCAAGCCGTTTACGTTCCCTGCCATGGTTTCCGTAGATACCGTGAATACGAACGCGCCCGCCGGCATTCTTCTGCCGGAGAGCATGAGGCAGCGGTTTGGCGACGACGTTTCCGGACTGGCCGCCCTGGTTCCTTCTTCCTCTTCTTCCCGCCGCGGGAAGCCCCTTCCCGTGGTGGGCTACACCAGGGGGAGTTCCCCCCAGCTTACCCTGTCCGGCGCCAGCAAGCTGCGGATGACGTTTTCTTCCAAGATGGATACGAATGTGACGATTTCCCCTGCCAGCCCGGAAATGAGGGAGTTTTTCAAGAGAGAATATCCGGGAAGCCAGGATTGGGAGCAGGATGCCGGAGAGTCCAGGGTGCCTGCCGCCAAGCTGGGGGGGCTGGGACAGTACAGCCAGGCTTTTTATGATGCGGGAAGGAAGTATGGCGTGGATCCGAAGCTGTTGATGGCTATTGCCATGCACGAGACCGGCAAGGGAACGAGCGCCGCTTTCCTGCGCAAGAATAACGCCATGGGCATCAGCCCGAATGGAGGGGGACCGCGCACTTTTTCCTCCGTGGAAGAGAGCATTAATTACGCCGCCCGCCTGTTGAGGAAGCATTATCTGGACCAGGGGTTGACGACGATTGCCGCCATTGGAGGGAAGTACGCTCCGGCAGGAGCCGGGAATGATCCGCGCGGATTGAATAAGCATTGGGTCAACGGCGTAAGCAAGTATTACAAATCATTTTAACATTGAACATATTATAAATATTTTTCACTATGAACGACAATTTTTCCTTTGACGGGGCCGACGCTGCGGATATGCCTCTGGATCTTTCTTTTTCCTCCCTGCCGCTGCCGGAGGGCGAGGCTGCCGCCGGATTTCACCTGCCGGAGATGGAACCGGGAACAGGACAGGAGCAAGCAGCAGCCGACATTAATCTTTTGAATGGAAGCGACGTGATGGAAACCACTCCTTCCCCTTTTCCTGCTCCGGAAGATCCTTCCGAAACGGAGTTCCGTCCGCAGCTGACGGATCCTGAATCCCTGCATGACCAGGGGGCTATGATGATGTACGGCGCAGCAGAGCGAGAAGAGAGGCGCAGAAAGGATAAGCAGGCCCGGCTGATGGATGTGCTGCGGGCCGGGGCCATGGATGGAGAGGGCAGAAAGAAAGCTGCGGAACTCTGGGGCCAAGATGCTCTGAACCGCCTTGATCTGGCTAGCGAACATGACCGAGCTTATATGCTTGGGAATCGCCTGATGGAGACCATCGGTGACGGAGATAGAGATGTAGGCCGCCAGATTTACAAGAACGCCAACAATTTGTGGGGAACAGATGTTGTTACGGCAGACCAGATTTGGAAGGATTTTCAAGGGAGGCATCAGAAGACGCTGGACGCCTATAATGAAAATCTGAAGAGGGTTCAGACTGAACAGGAGGAGATTTCCCGCCGGATAGTGGATTGCGTAGCCGGGAAGGAAGGCAGCTGGGACGCGTGTCCTGCCGATTTGCTGAAGTATGCCGAGAGTCCGCAGAAGGCTGCCGATTCCATCATGAGGGCGCGGCGGGCGTATGCTTTTGCCGAGAGGCGCGGGTTTGAGGATGTCTGGCGCTCCGACGCGCTGGACATGGCCGATCTGCTGACAGTGAATGTCAACGGGAATGAGGTGCTGGACCAGCAGGCGTTGATGTTGCTGATGACCGCGATTGACCGGAAGGTTCAGGAGAGCCAGACGGATTCCGCTGCTTTCTGGCGCAATTTGTATAGAAGTTTTGCCGACACGGCGCGCGGCGCGGAGAGCCTGGGCGTGAAGGCGGTTCAGGCGGTGAGGGGCATTCCCGGCATGAGCGGAATGGAAGAGTGGTATTCCAATAATATTGCTCCCCTGCAGGGGGTGAAGGATACGTTTGACGGACAAAGGCAGCTCTTCGACCGCTACGAGCAAAGACGCGAAGCGCTGAATACGATGCAGGATGTGATGCACGAGTTCGGACAGCGGATGCGGGGCACGAGCCCTGATGCGTCCTGGTACGTCAAGGCGATTAACGGAGCCGGGAATATCACCGGGCAGAGCCTTTCCTACATGGCTCCCGGCGGCTGGGCCCTGGCGCTGGCCGGGGATATGGGGCACGCCGGGAATGCCGCCTCCCGCAACGGGGATTCCCTGGTGGACGTGACGATCAACGGGCTGCGGAATACGGTGGAGGAAAAGGGGTTTGGGGTGTTTTCCGTGTTCGGGCGCATGGGGGCCATCAACAAGCTGATGACCAGGACGGGAACCGGCGCCCTGGCGAGACTGGCCGCGAAGGTGCCGGGGCGCACGTTTTTTGCCGGGACGAGAACCGGCAAGATGCTTTCCACCCCGGCGTTTGCCTACGTGGAAGAGATGGCGGCGGAACCTCTGGCCGGGGAGTTGTTCGAGTGGACGGCCCGGAAGTTGTCCGGGATGACGGGAATGGAGGTGAAGCCGAAGGATTTCGAGGTGGTGGGCCCCGTGCTTCAGGCGATGGGGGATGTGGAGCAGTCCGGCGGATGCGCGTTGTTTGTGGCGGCCATGGCTGCCGGCCACGCTCCGAGGATGAAGCAGGAAGTGGCGGCGTTCGTGACGGATGCGCAGCGGGCCCAGCTGGCCGGATATACGAAGAAGCATGCCGAAGAGATGGCGTCTTTTTCCACGGCGGAGCACAAGGCTGCGCTGGCCCAGAAGTATTTCGAGACTGATGTATTGAAGGATCCAGAAGGAGCCGCCGAACGGGCGCGGAAGGCCGGCGCCGAGCTGGCGGACCGGCAGGAGGCCCGGCTGTACCAGATGTCCGGCGCTCTGGACAAGGTGCTGGAGAAGGCCAACATTGGCCGTATCCGCAAGCTGGAAGGAACGGACAGGTACGAGGTGAGCCTGCGGGAGGGCGCTGTAGTGAACGGCGTGAAGATGGAGGAAGACAGGAGCGTGGAGATGAACGAGGAGCAGACGGACGCCCTGGTTCAGGTAGTGCTGCAGGGGGCTTATTTGAATGGCGTCCGCGTGATGCAGGATGCCGTGCTGGGGAATGCCGCGATTTCGGAAGCCGGGAAGATGGATTTTATTGAGACGCTGGATATGTTGTCCGAGGAAGCGCCTGCGGAGTACCGGAAGGCGGCCGCCGAAACCGGAGGGATGACCGTCCCGGGGTTGATGGATGTGGCCGCGCGAGCCCAGGCGAGGATTGACGCGATTGTCCGGGAAGAGGGCGTGTCCGTCCAGGAAGCCAGAAGCAGGACGGATGCCGAAGTGATGGGGAAGGTTCAGCTTGGTTCCATTGCCGATTTGGCGGCGGCTTTTGAGAGGCGTCTTGATCATGCAGTGCGTTCCGGAGAGATTACGAGGGGGAGATCCGAGGAGATCAGGAACGGCACGGCGGCGGCCAGCTTCGCCCACCGGTTTACGATGGCGACCGATCCTGGGAGTTCCCTGCTGCTTTACGCAGGAGGCCATGCCACGACGGCCAACGTGATGGAGGATGTGCAGGAGTCCGCCCTGGTTCATTACATGAACCTGACCGGGAAGGATTGGCAGGATTTGTGGGAGCATTTGCAGGCGGCGGACGCCGTGTTGGGAAGGTACGGCGTGAGTCTGGGGACGTATGAGGGCCCGGCGCATGATGCCAGGGACGTGGTGGAAAGTTTTTCCAACCTGTCCCTGTCTTCCTCCCTGGCGGATATTGAGAGCCTGCCCGTGCCACAGTGGGTGAAGGACACCGCGGAGTTCGCCCTGAAGAATCTGGAGGATTCCGCCCGCATCATACGCATGGGCGAGCAATGGAACGAGTTTGCCGCGACGGACGAGGGGAAGAAGTTTATGGAAGAGCACGGAGGCCTGGCAGACGCCCTGCAGGCCGTGGGCGTGAGTACGGAGAGCGTTTTCCGCCAGGCGCGGATGGATGCCGCGCAGAAACTGGATGTGGAGATGGTGCACGCGGACCTTGCTTCCCGCAGGGCTCCGGGGGATGCCACGATGACGCTGGGCGAGCTGGAGGCACTGGAAGAGTCCATGGCGCGGATGGATGCCGCGGAGGATGTGGAAGAGACCGCGGAAGAGGAGGATGAGACTGATCCCGTGACCGGCATTGCCGGGAATTCGGCATCCCCCGCTCCGCTGGTGGAGGATGCCGGCGGCTCCCTGGAGGGGGTGGGGGAAGAGGCCGAACACGATGAAGAGGCCGGCGCGGAGTTCCGCGATCACGCGTTTGTGCGGGTGGCGCCGGATTGCGTGTTTGCCCAGGTGCGGGTGGATTCCCTGGCCCTGGCGCCGGATGTGGAGCAGTTCAAGCAGGGAGATCATAATGAACGCGGAGCCGTGAAGGGGCGCGAGCTTCAGGGATGGTTCCGGGAAGACGCCCAGCCCATTTCCGTGTGGCGGCGCAGGGATGGAGCCCTGCATGTGATTACCGGACGCCACCGGTTTGATTTGGCCGTGCGCGACGGGGTGGAGTTTATTCCGGCTTACGTGTATGAAGAAGATGATGCGCATGACGCCACTTGGGCGAAGATGCACGACGTCGGGCAGAATATGCTGGACGGTCAGGCGTCCGCGCTGGAGGTGGCTTTTTTTGTCCGGAATTCCAATATGGGCCGGGACGAGATGGAGGCGCAGGGGTATTTGCGCCCCGGTTCCGCCAATGTGATGGGCTGGGATATTGCCACCCTGGCCGGGGATGAGGTGTTTACCCGCCTGAAGAACGGGGTGATTACGGATAACGAGGCGTGGAAGGTATGCCGCCTGTCTTCAACGGAGGCGGGACAGATGCTTGCCCTGCAGCTGCGCGAGAAGGGGAAGCCGTGGGATTACGTGGCGGCCTATGTGAAGGAGGCGGACCGGGTGGCTGCGGAGAAGTCCCGGGAGGGAGAGGCGTTTGATTTGTTCGGCAACGATACGTCCTGGCAGGAGGATTGCGAGAAGGTGGCCCGCTTTGCGGCCCGGGGGATTTCCCTGATTGCCGAACGCCTGTCCCTTCTGAAGAAGTCCAGAGGCATCAGCCGGCGGAAGGATTTGGCGGGCAGGATGGGCATCCGCCTGGAGACGGACGCAGATTTGAATGCGGCCATTCATGATTTGGAAAGAGCCAAGGGGGCATGGCAGTCCCATGACCCGGCGCTGCACCTTCATGACCGCGCCCTTGCCTGGGACGGCACGAGTGAAGTGAATCCGTTCGAGCGTGTGCCCGTTTCCGGGGCGACGTTTTCCGTGGTTGCCATGGATAGTTCCGGAACTGTCCTGGCTCCGGAGACGTTCGTCACCCGGGAAGACGGAAGTCCTGACTGGTTTGTGATTCCGCGCCGCAAGAGGCAGCCAGCCATGCCGGTGCGGCTGCTGGTGGGTTCCGATGTCGGGGAGCATCGCGGCTATGGACTGACCCATATCCTGGCTTCCCGCGGGTTTTCCTTCTGGAAGGACCGTTCCCCGGAACGCTATATCAGTTCCATTCTGGCGAATGTGAGCGAGCTTTACGAGGTGGCGCCCGGGCGTGAGCTGCTGGTTAAGGGAAGGCAGCCTTCTTCATGGATGCTGCTGCAATTGGACCGGAAGGACGGGTTTTATTCCATTGTCTCGGCTTATCCAGTGCGGCAGGGCAAGAAGCCGCTGGGGAAGAAGCTCCCCCTTGCAGAGCGACAACCTGCAAACGCGAATAGCGGCACCGCGCGCCTAGGTCCAGGATCGGCAAGCAAGGCCGCTCTGCCGTCCCAATCCGCTGGCGGGGGAGATGGTTTTTCCTTACCACAAGGGGCGCATGTTGTCAACGTGAATGAAGTGGAATGCCGGTTTGACGACGGGGCTATTGTTCCGGCGACGTTTTCCCTATCTCTGGAAAAAGAGGCAATCAAGAAGGAAGCTGTGGCTGCGGGCACGTTCATGAAGGCCCCGAACGGGAAGGAAACGAATCTGACGGAAGACCAGTGGCTTGCCGTGCGCACGGCGGCGTTTAAGAATTGGTTTGGCGATTGGGAGAAGGATCCGCAGAATGCTTCCAAGGTGGTGGACGAGAACGGGGAGCCGAGGGTGGTGTATCATGGGACATACGGTGATTTCACGGTGTTTGACAAGGCCAAGATTGGATCTGCTACTGATTATGGTATATGGGGTAGAGGATTTTATTTTACCAATATGGAGAATACTCCGTACGGGAACAAGAAGCTGGCTCTGTTTCTGAATATCAGGAATCCGTTTATTTTTAATGATTACAAGTCTGCTGAAGAGATAGGCGATTATTTAAATATTTGGGATGGGAATTTTCATGAAGATGACAGGTTTGGAATATTCCGGCCGTATGCGACAGGAGCGGCCCAGATAGCCGATAGTGCTCAAGAAAGAGGACATGATGGACTCATTGCTGTACTGGGTAAATGGACGGAGTACATTGCCTTTGAGCCGAATCAGATCAAGTCCTCCACGAACAACCGGGGGACGTTTGATCCGAAGAATCCGGACATTACGTTTTCCATTGTTTCGGCACAGGAACAGGGCTTGTTCCGGGACGGCCATTTTGAGGCGGGCAACGCTGTGATTACGGAACCGGGGGTGACGTTCTCCATTACTGCCCTGCATGCTTCCCCTCACAGTTTTCGCAAGTTTGATACGGCGTTCATGGGCAAGGGGGAAGGAGCGCAGGCGTATGGCTGGGGACTTTATTTTGCGGAAAATCCGGAGGTGAACCGGAGTTATATGAACCAGTTCGCGCAGGATAAGACGACATGGAAGTTCCGGGAGGTGGAGACTGGCGTTATAGAAGTGATGCAACGATCCCTGGTAAATAGTTTTTTGCCGAAGGATGCCCTGCCGGAGGCCAAGGAGGACGCGTCAGATATCGCCTGGTCTGTTCTTGGCGATTTGGTTGATGCCTCCAAAGGAAGCATGACTGTTTCAGACATCGCCAGAGAGGTGATGGAGGAGATTGAAATCAACAGGAAACACGCGGAGGAGTATCCCCAGGAGCGGGAGAAAATGGTCCAGCTGGAAGGCTTTCTACTTTCTCTGCTTGATCATCTGGACGAGATAGAGGTCAGGACGGGCATGCCTTCCAATTACCGCGTGGAGCTGAATGTGGAGGATTATTTGGACTTCATGGAAGGAGGGGAGCTGCTGTTTTGGGATAAAGGGTACGGCTCATCTACAACATCCAGAATAGGAGATTGGCTTCTGGATGAGGGCAAGGAAGAAGCGTATTCTTTGTTCAACGACAAGGATCCGGAAAATGGGTATTGGATGGGGGGCAAGATTTACCGCTCGTTGGAGGATGCCTTGGGAAGCCCCAGAGAGGCGAGCGAGTTTCTGTTAAGGCATGGAGTGAGGGGCATCAGGTACGCAGACGGTTTTTCCCGCTGGAAGGCGGAGGAGAAGCAGACGTATAATTACGTGATTTTTGACGGCAACGATATTAAGATTACGGCGTTTGCGGACGAGTCCACCGGGGGAGCGTGGGCGGATTATGAGGATCCGACGGCGAGTTTCTCTCTTGCCACGAGAGAAAGTGTCTGGGTGACGCTGGAGCGGGAGGCGCAGAAGAACCGTTTGGAGGTGCTGCGCAGCCAGACGGCAAAAGCGTTGGAGACATGGCGCCGGGTTTGCGCGGCCAACGATGTGAAGCAGGGAGACGGCGCGGAGGCGTTCGGAAGGGTCATGGCCGTGGTGGCTTCCATTTACAAGACGCTGCCGGAGGGGTACAGGTTTGGCCTTTACCCTTACATGAGAGCTGCCGAGAATCTTGCCACCCGTCTGGAGGACGGTCAGGCATGGCTTTCCGATGAGCTGAAGAAGGAGACGCTGATGGACGATACCAGCGAGCGCATGGATGCCGTGATTGACAAGCTGCTGGCCCGCACGCTGGAACAGGCAGACCGATATGCCGTCGACCAGATGCGGGCGGAGATGGTTGCCCGCATCAAGGCCGTGCAGCCGACGAAGAAGGCCAGCGGGAAGTTTAACAAGGGCAAGTTGAGCGCGGAGGATTACAGGCATTTGCACGGGATAGTCGCCATGATGAATACGGACCAGGAGGCGAAGGAGAAGCGAATGCTGGAGCTGGAGGGCGTGCTTTCCAGCAACCAGTCCACCGAAGAGGAACGGGGTGCGGCCGAGCTGGAATTGAAGGATTGGCACACGTTCGGATATCTGGCCGGGATGGGACTGGAGCAGACGCGCGCCTGCGCGCGCGCCCTTGCCCTGTTTATCACGACGGGACGGACGGCCTGGTCCACCCGGTTGGACGAGGAGAGGCGCCGGACGAAGTTCAAGGCCGAGAAGATTGTGGAAGGGCTTGGGCAGGCCACTCCCCAGGGAGGACGTGACGCGGAAGAGGATGCGAAGGCGTCTACGAGAACGAAGGCGGCCAAGTACCTGAAGTACGGTTTGCAGTCTTATTCCCAGCTGTTGAATGGATGGAAGAAGATTCCCGCCCTGCGCGGTCTGGCGCATGCCGAGGTTACTGCGATTGCCGAGGCGAATGTGGCGTTGAGGAATATGAAGCACGCCCGGGACCGGGAGGTGACGGCCCTGGTTAAGCGGTGTTTTGGCGTTCAGCGCACCAAAGATGTGGCAAGGGTTCTTTCCGATTTCAAGAAGACAGGGGATTCCGGCGTAGTGCTGAATCCGCTGGTGAAGGTGGAGCGCACCGTGAGGATCGCCGAGGCCCGCGAGTGGGTGGGGTTGTCTTTTGAGGAGAGGGAGGAACGACGCAAGGCAATCAGGAAGGAGTACAATGACCGGGGGCTTTCCGACGATAAGGCGTCCGTGCCGGAAGCGCTTATTCCGGAGATGCGCCGGCAGCTTGCCGAGCTGGATGAATTGGTGAAGGCCGGAGACGGACGGGCCAGAAGGAGGAAGAATATTACGGCGAAGGAGGAAGTGGTGCGCCCGGGCAGGAAGGGCGAGACGTTGAAGGTTTCCCGCGCCCAGGCGATGTATGCCATTTTGCTTTACGAGCAGGCCGAGTACGTGGAGACGATGCGGAATGAAGGCATTGGAGAAGCGGAGGTTGCCCGCCTGCGCGAGTTTGTGGGCGCCGAAGGGCTGGCGTTCGGCTACGGCCTGCGGGAGCTGATGAACCGGCAGGGAAAGCTGCTGGCCCGTGTGTATGAGGAGCGTGAGGGGGTTCCCTTCCCCGCGGTGGAGAATTATTTCCGGGCCGTGTTCCGGGCGGACCACAAGCTTGATACGAAGGCGTCTTTCGGGGAACAGACGAATGCCGTGGCCGGCGGGGCGAAGTACGGGATGCTGATTCCCAGGCGGAAGCACAATTTGCACCTGGCCTGGAATATGGATTGCGAGGCCGTGTTCCAGGCGGCGAGCGCCGAGGTGGAGAATTATATTTGCACGGCGGATATTACTGCCCGCTGGCGCGGCATTCTGGCGGACAAGGAGGCGGCAGCGTCCCTGAAGGAGCACATGGGGCGCCACGGGATTGATTCGCTGCGGCACTGGCTGGATGTGATCGACGGGGCCGGAGTGATGGAGGGGGGCGCCCTGCTGGCCGGAGCCCAGGCGACAAGCCGCTTCCAGAGCGCCAAGGCGGTGGCCCTGCTGGCCTGGAACGTGCTGACGATGCTCAAGCAGACCAGCGGCCTGATGCACGGGATGTTTGCCGGGGAGGTTGGCATGGGGAGTTTCCTGCTGCACCTGGGGCAGACGATGTCCATGACCGGACGCATGGGGGTGTTTGAGGTGATGAAGACGGAGGCTTTCCGGGCGAGGACCAATGACGCTCAGGCGGAGCTGGTGAGCCAGCTGATGGGGTATGCTTCCGATCAGAATTACACCGGAGCGATCAGGTTTTCCATGGCCGGCATGAGGGCTATTGAGAAGATGGACGTGTGGAGCAATGCCGTGTCCATGGCCGCCCTGTATAACGCGAAGTGGGCCGAGCTGGAAGAGGCAGGAAAAAGGACCGGCGTCCCGATGACGGATGATGAGATGCACGCCCTGTGCATGCAGAGCGTGACCCGGGCGCTGGAGCTGGTGGCCCAGCCGCTGACGCAGAGCCAGAAGAGCATGCTGGGGGCTTCCACGGGCCTGTTTGCGAAGATGGCCTGTTTTATGAGTTCCGAGGTGTTGAATAAGGTGGGGATGATCGTTTCTCATGTGAGCTCCGGGAATTGGGGGCAGGCTCTTGCTTTATATGGAATGATGTCCGTTGCCGAACAGACGGTGATTGCCCTGTGGCACGCCCTGCTGGATGACGAGGACGAGTGGGAGAAGAACGGCGGATGGTTCGGCGCCATGCTGGGGGCTCCTGTTGCCATGATTGGCGGGGTGCCGATGCTGGGTGCGGCGGTGGAGTTTGGCTACAAGCAGGCGACTGGACAGCGTATTTACGCAGGCACCGCGTCCGGAGTGATTGATTATTCCGCGATTTACCGGGCGGCCAAAAATACGTGGAAAGCCGTCACCGGGGAGAAGGAGATGACGTTTGCCGATTGGGCGGAATTGATTCTGCTGGATGCCAAGGCGGCCGCTTACGTGGCCGGAGCGGGCGCCGGGAGCCGCAGCAAGGCGGCTGATTCCGTGGCGTCCTGGCTCTTGTCCGTGGCTGGGGTGGCGAATTTGTCCAAGCCTGGGTTTAAGCTGGCGGAGTGATTCCAAAATATTGCAAGCTTGTGTTTCATTTTGTGCGCCATTATGGTGTGGACTCATGAAAGGCTTGCTGATTGCTGTTTGCGTTCTTCTGGGGGTGGCGCTGTTGCCGATGCCTTACGGGTATTATATGTTCCTGCGTTTAGCTGTCTGTGCTTATGCTGTCTTTGTATTTGCACAGGAACAGAAGAAGGGAGTTTGTTTTGGAAGCGTGTCAGCCGCCGCTATTGCCCTGCTTTACAATCCCATTTTCCGGGTGCATTTGGAGAAAGAGGTCTGGATGTGGGTGAATGCCGGAACCATTGTTCTTTTTTTGTCCATTATGGCGCCATGGTCCATTATCTGGAAGAAGGTGAAGGGTCCGGTTAAAGTCCTGTTTGTGCTTCTGGTAATTGCTTCCGCCGCTTTTGCTGTTGTCAAATATAGAGAGAATGAAAGGCTGGAGAAGGTGGCCACCCATGAGCGAATGCAACAGGAGCAGGCGAGAGCAAAGCAGGAAGAGAAGATGGAATGTTACAGAGCAAGGAAAGGATCGAATACCAAGGAGATGGTCTTGATGGATCTTGTGCTGTTTGCTACCGGAGATGAAGGGGCGAAAGAGAGATTCCGCGTACGTTGGGGCGAAGATGCTGTTTCCCTCCTTGATCTGGCTAGCGAACATGACCGGGCTTATATGCTTGGGAATCGCCTGATGGAGACCATCGGTGACGGAGATAGAGATGTAGGCCGCCAGATTTACAAGAACGCCAACAATTTGTGGGGAACAGATGTTGTTACGGCAGATCAGATTTGGAAGGATTTTCAGGAGAGGAATGCATGCGTTGTGGAGGTAGAAAAGAATATGAACGCGATCAACGCAGAAGACTGGAATAGTAATGGAGCCGAAGTTTTTGCTAAGAGCTTTTTCAAGAAGCAGATACAACTCAAGATTCCGAAGTAGGGAAATAGTAGAGCTAAATTCTTAAAAAGCACCACGAAACTTTCTGAAAGGAATTTATTGACTTGGAAAGAACCGATACATATAAGGGAGAATATGGACATTAAAGAAGCTGTTTCAATTTCTTTCAAGGCATTAGGTAAGAAAGAAGCCCACGTAAACGATATAGCGGAGCATATTGTTCAGCATATCGCTGAATTTCAAGGGGCATCCGTTGAGGACATGAAGAAGAAGGTTAATTCTTTTTTGGCAGCCAATGTCAAAAGCAAGACACCGGTTTATGCAAAGGTTATCAATCCAAAGACGAAGAGATCCAGAAAGGGGCTTTATAAGATCAAGCCGGAGCCAAAAGGTACTCAAGTCATCAGAACAGAACCTGACCGTAAAAAGAAACCAAACCCCGGAGGAGATAAGCAAGTACAACTCCCTCTTGTCTTTTCCAATACTTCCTGCGACAAGATCTTTTGCGGTAAAGGTGGTGAATTTGCTGTAGTGAGTGAATTATTATTCCGTGGCTATAATGCCAGCATTATGTCTGCTGATGAAGGAGTTGATATTACAGCGTCAAAAGGAGACAAATTTTTCTTTATTCAGGTTAAAACTTCTTTTTTCAAAGAAAACAAGCTTTCTGTTTTCATTAAACCGAATAATTTTATCAACAGCTCTACCGCTAATATATTTTATGTGATTGTGTTCCGCTATTCATGCGATGGGCATATGACTAATCGTTTTCTCATTTTGCAAAATGGGGATATTAACAGAATGCAACACGGAGGATATATTAGCACATCAGACGCCGGAATGACAATCAAGGTCAAGCAAGACAATAGAGGATTGTTTATCTATAACCGAGATAAACAAGAAGACGCAACCTATTACCTAGATAATTTTGATCTCATTAGGTAGAAACTTATTTAACAAAAAAGCCCCTGACCCGGAGGCCAAGGGCTGAACAGGAGCGCTTTTCTGGGAGGATGCTACTGTACACGGCTGTAATGGCAATAAAAAACCGCCCGCGTTTCCCAACGTGGACGGCTAACGGAAAATAAAAAAGAGGGTTTACCTATAACATACCTCTCTATTACGTCAAGCTTTCTTCCAGCGTTCCAGCGTTTCCACATAGATGCCGGAGATTTTACCGCCGTCCATGGGTTCGATGTCTCCGAAGTCGGGATTGAGTGGATGTAATACGTATTCCATTTTTCCGGTTTCCGGGTTTTTCCTGCGAACCAGTTTTTTGAGCGTCACCCCTCGTTCATCGTGGTATTGAACAATGGTTCC